GGTCTTCTGACTACGCCACAATCCTAAAGGGATTCCTCTGGGGTTCCCTTTGGTTGCCTCTTCTTCTGTTGTGGTTTCCTCTGCCCCTGTCCTCCTGGTTCTGCTGCTGTAGTTCTGGAGCTACTGGTCTTCGACTACTGGGGTTCTGGGACTCGAACTATTTCTATTTTGGAAATGGATCAAAACCCGATCAAGAAACTTCCTTTCCTTCCCTTTGTAGGACAATCCACGCCGTTAGGCTGGTGGATTTGTCCGCTTCTTGCTTCCTTTTCGAGAGAGAACGTAGTTCTCTCGAAGGAAAGGGGCGGGGATGCATGACGCGATCATCATCTGCCTATGTACCTGATGCATGGTGATCCTGGGGATGATGGGGTGTGCATCATATATACGCATGCATGTAGGCATACATGATCTCGCACGCATTCGGACTATGACCGTACTATGCACTCATCCAGGGGCGTCATGGATGATGTATAGGCATGGTGTGCGAAGGAACTGAGCCCCTTTCGAAATTTAGAAACCCTCGCATGTATGGGCGATCGCGGGTGCATGACCGCATGACCTGCACACAGGTCATCTGGGCATTTCATGCACTCGATCAGGCGTAGATGAGACCCTTAGAGATCCAGGGGGACGCGGGGGTGGTTCCAATCCTCTGGCAATCCAGACATAATTACTTCAATATGATCAACCAGGTCCTCTGGGGTGGTGACAATGATTCCCTCATGCTTACTGAGTAACTCCCAAATCTTATGACTTGGATCCATTCGATAGGGGATCACCAGGATTATTGGTGTAACCTTCTCCATGTAGAACATTACGGAGTCAGCGAATAGATCCTTCAGGGTCTCCCTGGTGTCTTCTGCTGCGAGAACATACGCAAGTGGAGGTTCATCATCCAGGGTGATCGAATATGCAGTGGAGAAATCACCATACTCCGGGCAGTCTTCTAACTTGTAATGAAACTTACAGTCGGTTCCAAATGCCAACTTGTGGTAGTTAACTTTGTTATCAAGTATCCACTCAATATCATGATTCAAACCCGATGGTCGGCGACGAATCCTCTCTCTGATAATATCATTTATGAGTTTGGATCGATTGATCCCATACTTCTCACCCTGGGTATCGAGCCAATCAAAAACTTCATTCTCAAGACTTACGGAAGTATTTCTACTGCCTGATTTATTTTTTAATTCTTCGGTCATAACTAGGTTTCCTGTTACGAAAAAGGAGTCAAGACGCCTCATTTTGAGTAGGGGATTATCGAACAGGGCACTCCAATATGCACTGTATTCATGCGGAATGCAAGCTGCAAAATGAACCATTTTTCATTTTTCTAAAAAAGTGCTTGATGTTAGAAAGCTAACTTGCCAGCTTTTTAAACATGCCAAGGAAAATATTAAAAGATCCGTTCACTCAGTCTCGTTCCATATCAGTGACATTTAAACCTGAGACGATAACAAAACTGAATGACCTTTGTTTTGATTTGGGCATCTCCAGATCTCAATTTATGCAGGAACTAGTAACTTCCAGTCTTGATCGTAGAGAGAAGGCAAAAAACCGGAAACCAAGAAAGAGCAGCAAGTTAGGAAAGTAATATGAGTGAACAGGGAATATATACTAATCAGGAACTAATGACATTCAAAGCAGACCTGGGGAAGGTCTATGCGAATCTAAAAGAACAACATCCTGATGAGTTGTTTTTCAAGACCTCAGCATGGGGGATGAAAAGCTTAATCCCTGCCGACCTGAAGAGCAGGCAGTTGAGTCGCCCAAAGATTAAGGCGATGCTTGCCGACATAGCGGCAAAAGGAGATTTCATTATTGGAAAGCCCAAAGGATCCAATGGGCAATACTGGATACAACTCCAAGGTACTGAAGTCCCAAAAGAAGTGGAGGGCGAATTAGAATCAAATGTCCCTTTAGAGATTCAGTCATTTCGCCAACTCCTCAAAGACACTATTGGTAGGACCTACGGTGTAAGGAAATGCCAGGAAGCACTGCCCCACTTCAAAGCTCACTTCGCTCAGGAGACTCAGTCATGACCCAGGAAGAGCAAAAGAAGATCAACGAGCTCCTGGACTACCAGGAACGTGTAGCGGAGATCCAACGTCACCTCTACGGTAAAGGCCGTAGCTGGAGATCAGATCAAGCCGCAGATAGATGGAGCCGCAAACGATGAAAGACCCAATCTACTTTCACGCCACAGTGACCCTAGCGATTGCGACCCCATTCCTGACCATCGTTATCGTCATTCTGCAAGAACTTTTGAAGTAAACCCAAACCCAATAACCCAATGAGCAAATCCAATCGTCTCCGGCAACGGAGAGAATTACAGACCCGTCTACTGGCGGGAAACAAAGCGGTCTACCAGGACCGCGTCAGACGTCATCGTCCGAAGCACATCCGCACCGAGAATGGTGTGGTGACGGTAGTGCCTAAGACGTTCGTCTCAGCTCGCCGTCAGGCCAAGAAAGACGCCCAGGCCCTTCTCGAAGGTGCCAAGATCCACGAAGGCGAAGGTGATGAACTTCTCGAAAAGATCGAAACCACCTCCACCCGCAAACTCAGTCACCTGAACTTTTAGATCCCTGCATCAAAGATCAGGCAGTCCACCTTAACGTATATACACAATTTAGCCACCGTGCAGGTATAGTGACATGGCAGGCACCGGGAGTAACGGAGAGTTTTCTTATCATCTTTGTCTCTCCAAAGCAATAAAGCCCCGCAGCCCACGCTGCTCCCGGTGCCATTCAATTTCAGAAAAATCATGGAGTTCACTCTCAAAGTAAATCCGCCGACTGGCACCCACCAGTCCGCCCTTCGGGTCCTAAAAAACCGTAAGACTGGGAAGCAATTCGTCGGTAAGATGAAGTCGAGCGAAGGGAAGCGGATCCAGCAAATGTTCTGGAGTCTGCTTTCTGAGTACGCTCCAGAAAGTCCACTGACCGGACCTCTCCAGCTTCAGATCGCCTACGTCTATCCATGGCGGAAGTCCGAGACCAAAAAGAACAAAGCAACCGGGTGGTTCTGGAAAATCACCAAGCCTGACTGCACCAACTTTCCCAAGACACTGGAGGACTGCATGACAGACCTGGGGTTTTGGGAGGACGACAACCAAATCTGCCAACTACTGGTGGAAAAAGCCTGGGGCGACCAACCCGGCATCCGGGTCAAGATAGTGCAACTCAAACCAACCCAACCACCACGGTGGTACAAGACGGAAGGGACCATGACATGAAGGACTCCATCTATGTGACGCCACAACAAGTGGCAGACCATTTCCAAGTCGCTAAGAATACAGTCCGTAATTGGGCGGACGCTGGATTTATCCAAAGGTATTACCTGCCGACTGTAGGCAGGAATAAACAGAAGACCGTCCGCTTCCTGAGGAGTGACATGGTCCTCCTTGCCCGGAAGCAACCTTGGAACAATGCGGAGGTGCTCGACGCATGAACACCCGACTTCAGAGAAAGGCATCCCAGAGGTCTCACCCGATGGTGCAGACGATGCTACCGGAACCTTTTGATGAAGGACCAGTGGAGACACGTCTTATTCGCCTCTCCAAGTGGGCAGCAAATGTACACCCAGGAAGAACCTTTTCACTTAGGGAACTCAGTCGTTTGACCGGGATCCCTTATTCAACCCTCCGCGATCTTCAGTGTGATGCGGTGGATAAAATCGCAACCCAACTAATGGAAATCGGCAATGAGTTCATTAACAGAAGAACAGAAACAGGCACGTAAGTGTGCCAACGCCCTTTTGGGCAAAGAAATCGAACCGGGGGACGTCCCACAGGAATTGATCCCATACATCCTGGATAGCTTCGAGCGTCACACCAAAACCATGAAAGCCTTTAAGGACTATGCGAAGAAGCAAATGTTCGAAGGTGTGGAGGTGGCCGGATGGTTCGTCAAACCCGGCAACCCAGTCCGTAAGTTCACAAAGCTCGTGGAGCTCTCCCAGCACCTCAAAAAGGAGTATGGCTGCAGTGCCGAGACCTTTCGTGCCGCCTGCTCTATCAGTACTGGTGGTGTGAAAGATATCATCAAGGCCGGACTGCCTCCAGGCACTCCAGCTTCACAGATTGAGCATCTGGTCAACCAGTGTGTTGCGAACTACGGCACCACTAAACAGAACGCGGACAGTATCGCCCCGCTTCCAAAGTCTAAAGCCAAGGCAGCATAACCCATTTCGCCTGTCCGTCCCACATATTAACCCTCATTGGCTCAAAGGAGAGTCATGGTTCCAGTTAATATTCTCTATCAATCCGTATCTATCTAAACTGGGGCGGACAAGCATCACTTTCACTCAAACAAAACTATGTTCAAAATATCAAAAGGAATCATCTCCTCACCCGTCCGGGCCGTCATCTACGGTCCTGAAGGAGTGGGAAAATCAACGCTGGCGACTTGGGCTCCAAGTCCATTGTTCCTCGACCTCGAAAAAGGCACGAAGAATCTGGAAGTGGATCGTATCGAATACAGTCCTGAAGAGCATTGGGGACTCATTACCAAGAACTATTTGGAAGAGATCGCAAAAGCGACAGACTTCCCATATCGCTCTTTGGTGATTGACTCCATTGACTCTGTTCAGGAATCGATCAGTCAGTACATTTGTAGCAATGCCAATAAGCAGTCCATTGAGGACTTCGGTTACGGCAAAGGGTACACCCACCTTGCTGAAGCATTTACCCAACTTCTGGACTTGCTGGATCGCATCGTGGAACGTGGCATCCATGTCATCCTGATCGGTCATAGTGTAACCAAAAAGCACGAAGACCCCGGTCAAGTAGGATCCTATGACCGATTCGAACTGAATGCTGAAAAGAAGATTAGTCCAATTGTGAAAGAATGGGCGGACCTTCTCGGCTTCATGACCTATAAATCTACCCTCACCGATGGTGATAAGGGCAAGGTTGCTGTAGGTGGCAAGGAACGTGTAATATACCTGGAGCACAATGCGGCATGGGATGCGAAAAACCGTTACAACCTTCCGGCTGAAGTTCCAGCGGAATGGTCATCACTGGCACCTGCATTCAATTTCGAATACACGGCACCCAGCACAAAGCCCCAAATTCAGCTTGGACCAGAACCAGAGGTCCAAGATAAGGTAGAAGATAAGGTCCAAGATAGTGAGCCTGAAGAAGAGACAGTAGTGGATCCTCTGACGGAAACTGACGAGTCCGACAATGCGACTCCAGTCCAGCAGGAAAACATCAAATCCTTGTGGAAAAAATGCACAAAGGACCTGGACTTCAAGGCGACCCACATGAAGCAACTCTGGAAATTCTACAAACTGGAAGGTCCCGCAGGAACATGGTCCAAACTAACTAAGCCACAAGCGGCAAAGGTCATCTCGTTCCTTACATCGAAACTGGAGGCAGGCCCAGACGAATCCGCCGCTTAAATCAATAATCTAACCCTAAAACTCATTATTATGAAGTTCACAAAAACCGCCACAGGCGAACAAAAATCCTTTGAGCCATTGCCCGAAGGAGATTACAAACTGGTTTTTCTGGGAGTCACCCAGAAGACCGCAAAATCATCTGGGAACAAGATGGCAGTACTGGAGTTTCAAGTCGAAAAGACGACTCGAAAAGTCTCTGACGCCATTGTGCTTTTGGATTCAATGGACTGGAAATGGGAGCAGGTTCATACTGCATTTCATGGACCTCTTAAAAAAGGTGAGCAATTCGATATCGACACGGATGCTCTCATCGGTCAACGGTGTGAAGCCCATCTCAAAATTGAGACTTACACCAATGACGAAGGTGACCTGAAGAAGGTCAACCGGATTGGTTACTATAAGACCAAAGATGGTACCACCCAGGGAACCACAAAGACTCATGCAGCTCCAAAGCAGGAGGATACGATGGAAGTTCCTAAGACTCCAGAAGGTGCTCAGGACACTGACGACGATGAAGATTCAGACGTTCCCTTCTGATGCAACTCCGCCCTTACCAGACTGAAGCAATTCAGTCCGTGATCCGCGACTTCCGGGAGCATGAACGTGTTCTCGGAGTCGCCGGGACAGGGGCTGGAAAGACAATCCTTGCATCTGAGCTGATGAATGTAGCCAAAGGAAATACACTATTCCTGGCCGATGCTACAAAATTGGTGGAACAGAACGCAGACAAGTTCCATCAGTACACCGGACGCAAGGTGTCAGTCGAGCAGGGCGAAAACCACGCCCATCCAGACAGTTCCACTGTGGTTGGCACCACTCAATCGATGGTAAGGCGACTCTGGAAATGGGATCCTAAACACTTCTCTCTGGTGATTGTAGACGAGGCCCACCGAAATTGTCTGGGCGACCAGTGCCAGAAGGTCCTCAATTATTTCAAATCTGCAAAAGTACTTGGGTTGACTGCCACGCCCTGGAGGAAAGACCGCAAACAATTGGGCGACTTCTTCGAGAAGATATCGTTCGAGGTAGGGATGGTTCGTCTGATCCGGGAAGGGTACCTATCCAGAATAACGATCAAGTCTGTACCAGTACCGATTGATCTAACTGGAGTCCGCACGAAAAATGGAGACTACCGGGAAGAAGACCTTGGCGAAGCGATTGAACCCCACTTGGAAGAAGCAGCACATCTATTGGCGAAGCATGCCAGTGACCGCAAAACCGTCTGCTTCCTTCCACTTATTGAAATTTCAAAAAAATTCCGGGATGCCTGCCAACGTGCAGGGCTCTACGCAGTGCATGTGGATGGAGTGGATCGAACTGCACTGGATGAATACGAGCAGGGTGAAGCCCAAGTCATCTGCAACGCCAGTCTTCTTACTACTGGATGGGATCACCCGGCAACCGATTGTGTGTACATCCTGAGACCGACCAAAAGCCTGAGTCTATACCAGCAAATGGTGGGACGTGGCACCAGGATTGCAGAAGGGAAAGAGAACCTGCTTCTGCTGGACCCACTCTACTTGACCGACAAGCTGAAAATTATCACTCCGGCCAGACTGGTAGCTTCGAAACCTGAAGAGGCGGAGTTCATCAATAATCAATTCCAGGAAGAAGAAGAGGTAGACCTCCTGGATGCTGAAAGTTTGGCCGAGGAAGAGCGGATGGAAGCATTGGAAGCTGAAATCAAGGCTCAACGTAGACGAAGTGCCAGGACCGTGGATGCTCTGGACTTCTGCCTCAAACTGAACCTTCCAGACTTGGCGACCTACGAACCAGAAACAATGTGGGAGATGGAGCCACCTACCGCCAACCAGATTGCGACTTTGGAAAAGTTCGGAATGGATGACATCGGGATCTCCAACCGAGGTCATGTCAGCAAAATCCTGGATCTACTTTTTACCCGCCGCCGAGAAGGAATGGCGAGCCCAAAACAAGTAAGGATGTTGGAGAGGTTCAAATACCCTGACCCCGGAATGGCTACTTTTACTGAGGCATCGGCTTTTATTGATACGAGATTAGGGAAGAAATGATCATAACAGCAACAGCACAAGGAACCGAAAAACCATCGGCGACCCCGGTAGACTATCGACAGATTGCACAGGACGTCCTCGGCCATATTGAATGGGAAGACGGCGGTACGACAGGATACTGCAAATGTCCAGGGCAACATCTGCACACTGGAAAGAATAGTGATAAAGATACCATGGTCCACCTAGCCGATGGCAGACCTCCAACCATCACCTGTTTTCATAACTCCTGTAAACCTGAGGTTGACCGGGCGAATACAATCCTTCGTTCTGAATTGGGTAAGGCGGAGGCTCGGTCAGAAAGCACATCTCGTCTGGTTGGTCGCAGAAAACTACGTAAACCAATTCCCGATACTGATGAATATCCTGACGACACGGAACGGTTCCTAACCTATTGTTTTGAACCAGGCGATATCGTATCCATCGAATGCACTGAACTGATTGATGGCCAGGAAGTACCTAAAGGGGCAGGTACCAATATTTACCCTGTTGATCATTGGCTTGAGGGAATCCGAAACGGAGACCAGCACCCAAAATCTTACTTCGGGGGAAACGCCCACGGAACCTATATTCGGATCAACCCAATTGAGCGGGGGACTCATGGTGGCAATAATGACGTCACAAATTATCGGTACACTTTGATCGAGTCAGATGAAGGGACTAAAGAAGAGCAGGAAAAAATCATCAGAGCCAGCAAACTTCCCGTTCATGCCTTGATAGATTCTGGAGGAAAATCTATCCACGCTTGGGTCCATGTTGGTGCTGCCAACCTACAGCAGTACCATAAACGCCGACAGAAACTCTGGGATGCACTCCCGGATGGATTTGTCATTGATGAGCAGAACAAGAACCCTTCCCGGTTCTCCAGATTGCCTGGATGTAATCGTGGAGACCAGGAACAAAAACTTTTAGCCCTTGGACTCGGTCCCCGTGATTATGATGAGTGGGATCTACTTAATGATCTTTCTGAAGAGTCTCCAGAGTTTGGGCCGGATTTCCTGATCAAGTATGATGTTCAAAATGACCCTAATAATGTCATTGGGAACCGCTGGCTCTGTAAAGGTGCTGTTTTTGGATTCGTGGGGCCTACTGGGGTAGGGAAGTCCACCTTACTGATGCAGGCAGTAATGGATTGGGGTCTGGGCCGCGACTTCTTTGGAATCAAGCCTATCCATCCACTCAAGAGTTATATTATCCAACACGAAAATGATGATGGAGATTTAGCGGAACAATTCCAAGGTGTAGCCGAGGGGATTGGATTGAGTGGACCTGAGATTGAAATGCTCCAGGAGAAGCTGATCTTTCGAAATGTGCTGAAACATGTGGGGATGGATCTCGGCAAGCTTCTGGAGTACACCATTGATCGACACGAGCCTGACATTCTTTGGATCGATCCTCTAATGCATTATGTCGGTGGTGATCTTTCTGACCAGGAATACATGACCGAGTGGCTTTCCAGAATGATCCTACCTATTGCCAAGGATACAGGCACCATCATCGGTCTAGTCCAGCATACAGGGAAACCAGTCAAAGACTCCCGGAAGATGGATGCCCTCACTGGCACCGATCTGGCCTATCAAGGGTTTGGCACAAGTATTATTCCGAATGCATGTAGGGAGATGATCAACCTGAGTCAGGTCCGAGCTCCAGACGACCAACCACGGACCTTCCGACTCGATCTCTGCAAGCGTAGAAACAAAGCAGGGATGCGGAACGTCGATGGCGAGCTTTCCAATCATATTTACATCCAGCATGCCCAGAAGGGCGTCTGTTGGAACCTTTGTAAACAACCACCAGCACCAGAGAAAAAGAAATGAAAGCATCCTCTCGTCCTAGAATCCCAAAACCCAGAAGGAAGTCTCACTGCCATCCAGTTAGACGTGGATATCGATACATCACCGTTAACCTCAAGACTGGCGTTTGGACCAGCGTACATCCGAAATAAGGCATGAGATACCACAACATCCAGATCAACATCGAGTTCCCTGGCACTGAGACCACTGAGTGTCTTCGAGTGGATTCAGAACAGGGTCAACTATTCATGTCACTCAACAAAGGTGACACAATCAATGTAGGACTAGACACTGTCTCTCTCGCTCTCCAGGGAGTGAAACCAGGAGTATATGAGATTACCTCTCGTTGCCTGAATGTTTCCTATTACAGGAACCACAGTAAGCTCGACTCGCTGTACCTGAATATCCAAACCAAGAAACTAAAATGAGAAAGAACAAAAGTAGAACCAACAACGGCAAGCCACCTGAAGAAATCCTTCGAAGGCTTGGACTCACGAAAGAACAAGTGCATACAGCACAGAAGCAATTGAAATTCGTTATTCCTGGAAACACACCAGAAGCTAAACGACTGGTCGCAAACGCGAGGATGCTATGAACGCACTACCACCAGCCCTACCTGAAGACGCGGACAAACGTAAAGAATTTCCCATCTACTCAGGTTTTATTAAGTACTTCCCCCATGCAATTGCGGCGGTAGCAAACCTATCCTACCAAGGGAACCAGCAGCACAGTCCTGGGCAACCTCTGCACTGGGCGATGGAAAAGAGCACTGACGAACCAGACGCTCTGATGCGTCACTTGATCGGTGCTGCAGAATCCCAGATTGCCACCAACAAGGATCGAGAGATCCAGGAGGCGACTCGTGTTGCTTGGCGTGGAATGGCAAATTTGCAGAGGTTACTTACTGGGCAGGAGGCAGGTAGAGCGGGAGTGCTTAATGGATGCCCAGAGTTTGAACCTAAGGCAGAATACCAAAGTATTCCTCTGACTCAGCCTGACTAGGACCTGCATCCACGTAGACCCGGTGAAAGACATCGGAGGTCGCAGTATGCCCCATCGTCCTCCGGCACCATTCTTCACCACGCCAGTATCCATAACTCGCAAAGGAGTGTCGGGCTCCATCTGGTGGATATTTAATACCGAGACGCTTACAAGCCCGGTATCGGGCCTGGGTGAAACCGGAATAACTATGGATCACTGGACCCTTTTCTTTTTTATAGGCTTCAAGCCAAGACCATAGATTTTCAGGAAGGTCTGATAGGACCCGGCGTCTCCGAGTCTTTGATACTTTCCCTTCAATAATGATACGTTGCCTGCGAAAGTGAATATCATCCCAGCGTAAACGATCCAGTTCCCCCATTGGGCGAATTCCGGCAAATAGAGCCAACGCCATCCCTGCACGGTATTTTGGTAAAATGCCATTTAGTATATCCTCGGCTTCATCAGGATATAGTATCCCAACTCCAGTCTCATCCTCGGCGAGTCGGGTCCATTGAAGCTTGGAAAACTTGTATGGTGGTAACCAAGTCCGCCCCTGGTCTTCATTTCCACACCAATTAAAGAAGGAGACTGTGTCACTGCACCAGGCCTTACGGAGAACATTGGTGGCTGCTGACTTCTCAATGAATTTGATGACATCTTTCCGCTCAATGGTCTTCATCCCTACATCGCCAAAGAACTTTCCTAATTCCCCCAAACGATGCTTTCTGGTGCGAATCGTGTGACTCCTCCAGCCTTTTTTCTCTCCATAGGACAAATACTCATCAATAGCCCAGTGGAGCGAACGACTTTGTGTGGTTGTATTGCCTTTGCTTGATACAACTTCAAAGACGCCTTCTTCGCGTTCAATCTTCCATTCATCAACCCACGTTTCTCTTTCTAGTTGTGTGTAAAAGAATTTGGCGAATGGCTTTGCCCCATCCACTTTGACCCGAACTCCGAAACATTTCTTGCCAAGTTTTTGTTTCGAGCGATCAAGGAGTCTGTAAATTTTTATTTTTTTGGTCATAGAATTTGGGTTACTAAATTAAGTAACCCAACCCTCAAAAAATGCCCTTGGGTTACTTTTTGGGTTACTTTTTCTTGTACTTTTTGACTCTCTTGACCCTGTTGAAAGTAACCCGATTCGTCAACTATCTCCTTCTTGATCCCTTTATTTAAGCGGTTTCCCGCTCTATTAGTGACTTGGTGCTCCCGCCGGGACTCGAACCCAGATTTTCGGCTCCGGAAACCAAAGATATCCATTTCTATCAAAGGGATAAGTAGGGTCGGGTTACTCCAAAAAGTAACCCAATGCTGTTTTTTAGGTTGATCTGTACACATAACTTACTGATTATCGTGTACATGAAAATCGCATTTTCCTATTTAAGAGTTTCCTCCATCGGGCAGATCGATGGGAACGGATTAACCCGTCAGGAAGAAAACATTCGTGCCTTCGCAAAAGCGAATGGATACAAGATTGTTAAGACCTTCAGTGATGAAGGTGTAAGTGGAACCACTGATGGATTTTCTCGCCAGGGTCTCTCTGACCTTATTGCGAGCGTGGAGGAAGGCGTCACCATCCTGGTGGAGTCCAGTGACCGTATCGCACGGGATTTACTGGTAGGGGAGGTCATCCTTGCCCAATTCAGAGATGCTGGCATTCCCGTATTTGACACCAGTGGTGTGGAACTCACCAACATCGAAGGGGACTCCACCCGCACCCTGATCCGCCAGGTCCTCGGAGCAGTGGCAGAGTTCCAGAAAAGTCAGCTTGTTGCCCGTCTGGCTTCTGCCCGTGCTCACGTAAAGGCCCAGACTGGTCGCTGTGGTGGTCAGAAACCCTACGATGACCAGGAAACCATTTCCAAGATTGTTGGACTCCGTGAAGAGAAGGTCTCCATTCGTGGGATTGCTGAGATCCTTAATGGCGAGGGTGTACCTTCTCCAAAGGGTGGCACCTGGCACGGCACCACCGTTGCCCGTGTCCTCAAACAGGCGGCGTAAACTTTCACTCTACCAATTCCGCTTCCGGAACAAGCAGAACTCCAGAAGCTCCTTGAGCAGCAATTGGTCACCAAGCCAGAACCTCCACGACTGCACCAGGATGAACTTCCAGGGTTCCTTCCAAACCTCGGGTTCTTTGCGGCTCTCAAATCCTTCTGCTCAGAGTTCCATGAGCAGTATCCTGGCGTTCGTTACTGGGAAGGGACCGCTGCACAGTTCCGGGATACTTGTCAGCAGTTCAAGGTAGGCATCACTCACTCTAACCTATTGATCGGGAAATGGTTCTCCTTGATGGGGGAGGATGATTCAATCCGGTACGTGAATGTGCGTGGTAAGTCCGAATCCGGGAAGGTGAACGTCTACCAGGTACAGGTCATAGCTTAGACATGATTTAGACGTCTAGTTAGACGTAATGGCCTCGACTCACTCCGAGTCGGGGCTTTTTAGTACTTAGGAATCTTTTTTGATTCCTGATTATTTTCGCGGTCCTTTGCGAGTTTCTCTTTAATCTTGGATGCAAATTGACCTAACTGCTCATCAGTCATTTCAAGCAGTACTTCATTCAGTTCCTGTGGCTCTGTTTCGCTCATTGAGAATTGCCTCCATTGCAGTTGAATAGTCTTCCTTTAAGGAGTCGGCACTTTCGCCAGTGAGGTGACCCCATATATCCTTTTCTGGATACCAAAGGAGAGCTTGAAGATCTGCGTTAGTGAAGTCAAGATCATGTTCCTCTTTGAGACGCTTCCGAACAATCTCAAACGCTTGTGTAATAACCTTTCGTTCCAAGTTTGATGGGGCGTCAACTGGTTTAAATTTCCCGTTCAAGGTGCTTCCAATATAAGCCCAATATGGCTTTCGTTTGCCTACTTCTTCTTTTCCAAGCTTTGGAACCTCCCGTTTATACGTGCTTTCCCATGCAGAATTTAATACTTTTCCTAATTGGCGAAGTTCTTCTTGTCTTGCAGCACCTTCTTTTGTTTTGGGGTTAAATAGACGACTAAATGCGGATCCAGTGATCTTATGCTGAGAACCTCTTTTAGTGACTGAGCCCTCAAGTCGAAGTCCTTTCAGGTAATCTGGCAGATTGATGTCTTCCGGTAATTTAAACTTACCTCGATTACTTCTATTTTTAAACGCAAAGACTAACCTTCCAATATCCTGGACAGTTAATTCTTTCCGAATGGCATCGCCAGTTAAGCGACCAAATGTTCTTCGCAACCAGAGATCTACAGTTACAGGGTCATAGTTGCCCAAGAGATTCTGGAGAAATCCCTGGCCAATCTTTGGACCGAATGCCGCAGATCCTTTTACTGAGTCTGATTGATAGCCTGCTATATTTACTTTCTTGCCCAAGACTTCTGATAGGTCGCTTGATAACTCTTTTATTGTGAAATCTCTCTGGGTAAATTGAATATAATCCTCTTCTCCTAGCTCTTTGATAAGTCTATCGAAAAGTTTTAAATTTCCACGAATCGCTTCAGCCTTACTTCCAACATCTTCCTTGTAATTAAAGACACCATTCTTCTTGCGGTACTCGTACTGACCGACTGCATATGCAAGGTTGTCGCGTACCGCAAGATTCTGGGATGTGATCGCAACTGCAGCTAGGAATGTATGATAATCAATTCCACGATCAGAGATTTCTGGAAACAAAGTTTCAGCTTTCTTAAGCATACCTTCTACAGCAGTTGTGTACCAATCTACTGCATTATCAACTTTATCGAATTCTACTAAAGCTTCCTGCACTAATTGATCTGCCAGCCACTTTATTTGATCATCCCCCATATCTTTTGCAGTCATTACTTCACCAAATTGCTCAATGAAGGACTCCTTGAAGATTGTAGCTGCCTCTCCAATTTCATTTACTGTTCCTTTTGAGGATTGATTCGTAAGAATATTCTTACTTGAAGTCCTAATAGCATCATCATCAGTGCCAGGGTAGTATCGGACCTGACTTGATTCAGCCAAACTGCCCATTGCTTCCTCTGGAGTAAGCATTGCCCTGAGGGATTCAACTTTCTGATCGATTTCAGGGACTCCGGTCAGGAGGTCATCGACTGGAAGGAGAATGGCTTTCTGTTCAGCAAATTCGCGTTCAGGGATCGACCGGAACCCGGGTTCACCTTTCTTGATAAGCTGGCCATCTTTGCCACGTACCTGGGGACCGTAGTTGACCCAGGAGTTTTGATTCCGTGTCTCGTTAGCCAATGTCCAAATGGCAAATGGATCCTGAGTGACAACGGCGTGAGTGCGGTAGGCTCCCTCTTCTCCGATAGGGCCAAATTGGTCAGTATAAAGTCCGTGAGCGATGACGTCATGGACGACTCGGAGAATATCGTTGTAATTGGCGGAGTAGGGCCGGAGCTCTCCGGTTTCCGCATCCTGGAGCATGACTTCAATTCCAGAGTCTTCCAGGAGTGGGTGTCCTGAGAAGTCTTCTCCCTGGGGTCCAAATGCATCGGGGTCGGTTAGGAGGTATTCCATCCGATTGTTCTGGCGGATATCTCGGACTGCTTCCTTGGAACTTGGGTAGATATCACCCTCAATCCACTCTCCGTCCTTTTTGCGTCTCCAGGGGACTCCAATGATCTCCATCCCTTCGACGATTGCCTTATATTGATCCACGAGTTCTTTCTGGAGAGCTCGGTAAGCACGTTGCACAATCGGGCGGTCCATGTCATTGACTGGAGCCTGTTCGTAGTGGTCAGCGATCTTGATCTGGAGCTCGACCTGCTCGGGAGTGAGATCTTTCCCTACGAAGAGGGATCGCTTGGCGTCTTTGGGTGAGAGGATGCGTCCCCCTGTAAACTTTAAGACTCGGAGGGCGAGGTCGGAGCGGAGTCCTTTATCGCCTGGTTGTCCTTCTTGGGATACTGGACCATCCGAAAATGCACTTTCTTGGTATCCTCGGGTTTCGGGTCTACCCATATCCCTGCTGGCCCTCCTAAGACGGATTGCTCCGTATTCAGAAGTTTTTTGAATTCGGCTAAGGTTCCCATTTTGGATCAGTTGCTCAAGTTTTTTTACATTTTGGAGAAATACCTTCTCGTTACCATCAACTCCGTAAACAAAAATTTCGTTTCCATCAAATGAGGCTCCTAGAAGATCAGTTTGAGCACGATAAGGTTCCAGTTCGCTCCAGTCAAGTTTTCTTCCTGGATTGGATGGATCCTCTACAAAGATACGGGCGAAGGGTTGGAATTGATCTACTGCCCCTGGAGTTACCCCAAATTGATCATTGTCACCCATGCTCGCCCTCTGAAATTCGTGGACCTCATCCTGATCGAAGATGGCACCCAGGGCGTTGATGCGGCGACGAGCCTGATCAAGAGTGGCGTCATCTGCAGCTTCCACTTCCACGCGGATGGTGGGCTCAGTTTCGCCCATCCAGACACCATGGATATCCTCTGTGGTTACTTTGAGTTTACTTCTGGGGATGTCAGCCAGGGCGTGGGAGATAAGTGATCGATTGATCTCCCTGAGTCCTTCCCAGTCTTTCTTCGCGTAGAGGTCACGGATGACAGGAATACGATCGGAGACTGCAGTGAAGTTGAAGCCTGCACGTTTGGTGGATTCGTCATCGAGTCCAGGGAAGAAGCGAATATCGTCACTCTTCGGGTTGAATCGCTCGGAGAGCGGGATGACGTTACCAGCATCATCGTAGGTGACGGGGTCGGCGGATTTGATTTGAATCTCTCCCTGGTAACCCACCTCCACACGATAATCTTCTCTTCCGCCTGGGAATTCATCATCGATTTCCAATCGACCTTCTTTAATTCCAATTCGGAGAACAGTGCCATCTCCATAACCACCACCTTCTGAATCGGTGGTGACATAAACTGCTGGTTCTGCATCTGGTTTCAGTTTTCCTGACTTCCATATATTGGTATATCCCTTTTTGGTCGTCCCATGGTAAACAACTTTATACCCCGCAGCCTTCGCAGCCTCGTCTACCATCTTCTGAGCAGTCTCAGTGTCTCCAGACTCCACTGCTTTTAGGTAGTCGGAGTCAGTGCCTGGGTGATAGCGGATATCGTCGCTCTTGGGGTTGAATCGCTCACTCAACGGAATGACGCTACCAGCATCATCATAAGTCACGGGGTCGGCGGATTTGATCTGGTTGGGATTCGTGGGGACATAAGTAGTTGCATTATCGGAAAACGCATCAACTTCGGTTGTTTCCTTATCAAAGTAAGTAACTCCATCTTTTTTTGTTATATTCAGATATTCTTTACCAACTTCCCAATTAGAAAAGACAAATGCAATAGGTGACTCAGAACCAATAGCATCCGTATCGTTTCCTACGTACGAATCAAACTCACCTTTCTCGACAAAGTCCCTTAACCATTCCTCTGGAGTATCAAAGACTACGTCTGGGTAACTGTCAGTACGACTGGCATACCCTTCCTTATCATCCCATGTCGAGGTCCACTCTAAATCAAACTCATCGGCAATACCTTTGTTGTTTACAGTGTTCACTGCCTCAACTAGAGCATCTGTATCAATATCACCCTTCCACCAGTCGCCTTTTAAGTAAACTCTATATAGTGAAGGGTCGTACGGCCTTTCCCCTCCTTCGAGAGCCTTCCTTTCTTTGCTGCCTTTTGGGTAATGTCCCGCCCCTCCAGAGGTTGCGTACCCTGCTGCCGCTCGCTTATCTGTTGTGAAATACCCTGCGGAAGTAATGAAGCCTCTTTGCTGTTTACTGGGATCAAACTTGTTTCCTTTTAACGCTCCCTGCGTAGTGCCATGCCATGCCAATACAGTCCATCCCGCCTTCTTCGCAGCCTCATCCACCATCTTCTGAGCAGTCTCCATGTCACCAGACTCCACTGCGTCAAGGTAGTCTATGTCGCCAGGGTGGTAATTCTCCCTGATCCGCTGGTAACTACCTGGATTTGGTCCTTCCCTTGATGTCAATGGAGCATCCAGCGGTTTCTTCATCCTTGGGTTCCCAAGGTCAATCCAATTTGTGCGATCAAGTCTATAGGAGTTTAACGCTGTATCCTTTGCGTCTTTTAACGGCTGGACATTCCAAGCGTATGGGTTTGGAGTCCTTCCAGAGTTAGAGGATGTGTTAGGGTCAGCAAGACCAATGGCTTTGCGGATGAAATCTCGCTTGGTCGCACTCAATCCAGTAGCTCCAGGAAGTCCTTTTGCGTAGTTATTGAAGTAAGTGTAGACATCCTGATTGAACTGCCCAATATCACCATTGTAAAGCTGTTTACCAATCTTGGAGTTCATCTTCTTAGCCCCATTGGTCATGATTTTGTCAATGTTCCAAATGCGGTAAATAAAGTTTCCTTGCTGAGTAACCTCAAACCCAGTTACATAGACAGTCTTTTCCGCAGCAGCAATAGGCTTTGCTTTCCCAGCTCGCATCGTGGATTGGTACATCACCGTAATCGGAGTGGCATGTAGTCCATCCTTCAAATACTGGTTCAAATTGCGGAGGTTCTGTAATTGATGAGGGTTAAACCTCCCAGACTTTTCAAGGTGTGTCAGTAGGTCTTCAGGAAGGTATCTGCCTGCAATAATAGTTCGGCCATCAATGGTAGTCCGTGGAGCAACGACATCATCATCGGCCATGTTGTCGTCGATAATTTGACTAACATCATCAAGGTAGTCCTTGGTTGCCTGGACGGACTGAGACTTTTGAACCCGGATCTCCTTCTCGATATCCTGCTTCACCCCTCCATCAATCTTCTTCTTCACTTCATCCAGAGCATCCTTTTCAGCCTGAGATCGAGGGGGAGCCTGACTGTCGATAGAGTCTTTAATCTCTTGGGCAGACTTCGGAGGCTGCGTGTTATCTTCGAGCCAATCCTTTATCTCACTACCAAACTCCTTTGCTGCCTTATCGGCATTTTTCGCAGATTGACGAATAAGGTTTGGATCTCGGACTCTCCAGCTTCCATCTGCCTGAACTTCAATACCTTTAGGGACTCCAGTCTTTGGATCTACATCCAGCATCCCGTTGGCGACCCATGCCTTCAAGGACTCAGTGGATGGAGTGCTGACTGACGCATCCCAGTCTCTTGGATCAAGTATCTCCGAAGGTGCTAACCCGTCTGCATTGGATTCGGCCAATTGCATGTCACGGTTCATTGACCTGGAGTGATTGTATCCGTCAAATATTTCCTTAAACTCAGGAATGGAGTCAAATGCACCCAATATAGAAGAGTTGATCTTTTGGTCAGATCCAAATAATGCACCAATTCTCCCCAGCACACTTGCTTTCCTGCCTGAGAACCTGGGGTTGCTTAGAGCTGCATCCAAATCTTTTCTCCATGCAGCTCGTCGAAAGCTTTTCGCATAAGCTGGAGTGTAGTTAGCAATTTCTGCTGCCCCCTGTTCTGCAAAAATCTCTTCAGCAATGTACTCCTGTACATACCTCTCACCTTTGTTGATTAAATCAATGGCGGCAAAGGGGTTGGATGCCGCCAGTTTTGACAAATATGTATTGGTGATGTCCTTAAAGTCATCAGTGGTTTCAATGTAAACGTCATTTCTACGACGATCACCGACAGTCAACACCTGACCAAGTGACTCAACAGCTTCCCTGGACAATCCAAGTTCCTGCATTACCTCATCGACAGACTTACCTTGCGTATTTTTACGCATGATCTCCCGGATAGTATCACGGTCTAGCTTATACAGTGCTTTACCATCTTTCCCCTTCTTAGCAAAGATTCCTGACTGGAGAGAGAAGTCATCCGCCAACAAAGTCTTCAGGATTTTCTCACGGACACCAACATGCCTTGCGATGTAATGAGAGTGTTCATGTTTCGCTACATTTCTGGCAAACTCCTTAGTCCACTCTCTTCGCCCTGTATTGATGTTGATCTCATTCCTTGCTGGGTTATACGCTCCAGCAGGTGCATTTGGGTCATTGATAATCTTGAGTGCGGTATCTGTGAAACCGCCCATAGCCCATGCTATTGCTTTCTGATCCTCAAATGGTAGCTTTGCAAACTCGTCGCCAGTAGGAGTGCCTTTTAACATATCACGGTAATGCCTAGCATTCGTTGCTGCCAATTGATTGACCTGTTTCTGACTTCCAAAAGGCGTAAGTGCTCCAGCAGCACCAAAAGACCCTGCCATGCCAAAACCCATTGTCGCTCCAGTCACTGCACCTTGCCAAGTGCCTCCTGATCCCAAATAACCGATAGCGGACTGGATTGCCATCGCCTCCGCCGTTTGCACGGAGGCAACTCCTTTAACAACTCGACTTCCGAGTCTGGCGACTGGATCTACAAAGGGAAATGCCGCCTCGTACCCTCTTGCCGCTACTCTTGTTCCAAAGGAAGCAGGAGAAATTACATTTCCTCCTGCATCAGTGGTCGCTTGCAATGCTCGGTGTAGAGGCTGAAGTCTTGCTCCAAGTGCAATATGTGATCCCATTAACCGCATATCTCTTGCAAGTGCTCTTGCTACTGGACTTCCTAACAATACGCCTCCGACGACTGCACCTACAGTTCCGAGACTTGCCCCTCCTAACGTAGCAGCAACACCGACTTTTACTCCGCCTTCAAGCAATCGTCTTGTGTCATCTGCCATGCCTGGGGCGATCTTAACTGCGATATTATCTAAAGCCTCATCGCCTTTCTTCATGATCCACTCTCCGGCGGCTCCCATCATCTCCAGTGCTTTTCCCGAAAGTTTTGGCATGCCTGCTTCCAATAACTCCTGGTAGATATTATCAACCTTAGTCGATGCCTCCTTTAACGCCTTCTCAGCATTATCGTATTGCTTCAAAGCGTCATCATAAGTCTTTTTGGCAGATTGGATCGCAGCACCATCCCCCGCTTTCTTTGCATCGATCAACACCTTTTGTGCATCTGAAATAGCTTTCGATGCTTCGTCAGCAGCAATCTTCGCAGTCTTCAATGCACCATCATTTAGTGTATTCACTCCAGCCCTAAGAGTCGCCTCTGCACCTTTTTTTGATACACCTCCCATAGGAACGAAGTTCATCGGATCAAAAGTAAATGTACCAGTTAGAATATTCTTCTGCATCTGCTGGGGATTCTTCCCCTGACTCAATGCCAATGACTGGGATGCCCTTGCGTAAACTGCTTGGTTTGATAATGCCCTGAGCTGGAACTTACGATTTCGCTCAGATTTCGCTTTTCGATACAACTCCTGAGCTTCAGGACTATCCTTGTCATCCGCCTTTTCAATAAGATCCAAGAAGTATCCGCCTGCATTTTCACTCAGGAGTTGGTAGTCAGAACCCAATGCCCGGAATGACTCTCCAACCAGTTCATCAAACTCTTGATACTCAGCAGCATCGTCTTTGAATACTGTATCTCCGAATTCCTTGATAATCCCAGAACCATCTTCCGAGCCAACCAACCCTTGCCAAACTTGTCCTAATATATCCCAACCAGCGTCAATCGCTTGGCCCAAGGTGATGTCCTGAGTCTTCTCCATACCCCTGCGGACAAACCAATCATAAACCTCAGGGTCATGAAGATGCGTCCTTCCTTCTGCTTGAAGCTGATTTAATCGTTCGAGCATCTGGGAGTCTTCCTCCTTCTTGGCATAATAAAAGTCAGCAACTGCCCGTCCGGTCAATTGTTCCACCTGCGATGCCGCATATGGATCATTCTCCAGGATTACAGATTTGTATCGTTTTAATTCACTCTTGTTTGCAGAATATGATCCATCTTCTGATTTCAGAAACTTTTCTGGGAACCAATCCTGTGGAGTTGGTGCTGGGATTTCGTTCTTTTGGCTTAAAGCTCCGGCTTTTCCGTGCATATCGACATTCGCATCTTCTCCATGAAGTGCATATGCCTTCTGTTCCTCTTGTTGCCGTTCTTGAAGTTGCTTCCGGATTAATTTCTCAACTCCTGTCCGAGCCCAATCATCTTTGGGTTGCTTTAATAGATACCTGTAGAAATCATCCTTAGACATGGATGTTGGATCATTATCTCCAAGGCCACGCCAGGGTATTGTAACAACAGAAGAAATACTCTCTCCCAGCTTACTGAGCATCCGCCCTTGTGGGCTGGAAATATAGTTACCCTTCTTTCCAATATTGATAATCCGACCACCAGTAAGGGACTGCTCCAATCCATACCCTTCACTGGCGAAAAACTCCACCACTTCATCCGTAAGCTTACCAGAATCGATTAGACCAGAGATCTCATCCCAGTTAAAGTTATCCTGATTGGCCAGATCAATAACACGAGATCGATCTGATAGAGTTTTTGGAGCTTGAGTCTGTGTCTGTGGTAATTCCGTCACTGACTTCCATTCCGAAATTTTCCCTTTAATCAAATCGATTGCATCACGATCACCTTGCCTTGCACGGTTTTTCACATCCTCAGGAACCCCTGCTAGAATCTCCTGCTTCTCTGTGTCTGTGTATCCCATTGCTTTAATTTCCCTCTGGGTCTTCAAAAATACTGAAATCAGGCTCTTCCTCTGGCGGTGTATATTCTCCACCTCCGAGCAGATCATTGACATCACTATCGCCGATCTCTTCCTGCTCAGTGCCCTCAGATAATGAAAAAGGTTTCCCTTTTTCGTCGATATACCACATCCCCTGTTCACTTAGTAAAGCTCGATCAGTATCCAATGCAGCTATGAGGTTATTCAGCTTCCTTAACCAGACTGCCTTATCATCAGTTCTCTTTAACCCAGCAATTGCGAGTCTTGCACCTTCTTTATCAGACAAAGCACCCTTTAGAGCAGATACATTCTTTAACCACTCACCGGAAACAATTTCGTCTGCAATTGATGCACCAGCACTTCTTCCGCCGAGCCTTTTAGCTGTCTTAAGTGCCTCTATAATAGTACCTGTTCCGCCTACACCAAAATCAGCATTCTGGATATCATTCCGTAAACGCCTAATCTTATCTCGCTCTTGCAGTAACCTCTGTTGGTTTTTAACTGCATTGTTCTTATCAGTAACCTTCTGCTTCTTCGCAGATTCAACTTCTAACTCCTTTTTTTGATTTGAGTGTTTGAGCCCTTCGAGCTCTTGCTGCTCTTTCTGTGCTTTGAATTGGTTCTCTCTCATGGATTTGATATTCTCATCCATTTTATCCACCATCGACTCAAACATCTGGCCACGGACGGGATCTGAAGCAAAGTAAGCGTACCGTTTTTCAATATCACCTGCTCTTGCTGCATACTCATTCAGGTCAGTAATTCCCTTTAGTGATGCAAACTCTTCTCGGAACTTATTGAATGCACCAGGAAGAACTGCCTCCAACGGTGCTGCTTTCTGAGAAAGCTTATTGGTTACCTGATAGTAGGCATCATCAAATTGAGTTGCCCACCGAGCATCTCCCTGGACATGACTGTATCGACCTTTGATTGCTTCAAGCTTTGCATACATGGTCGCAATCTTACTCCGATATCCAGGGACATCCTCTTCATTCGCCGCCTCCATTGCATCTATCTGTGATCCAATCAATTCAAACTGCTGCAAAGCCCTTGGTAAATCTCCACTGGCACGATCTCTCCGAGCGATATCATCTTCAGCCTGACGCCCCAATGCCTCGACCTCCAACTCTTTCGAGTTCATCTGCATACTCCAAAGCTTTGCCTGCCTTTCCTCTTGTCGAACTGCACGTTCCTCCGCTCTCTGAAGACGTTGCATCTCCATCTCTTGACGTTGCTTCTGCTGGAATAGGTTACGCCCAGTCGAGAAGGCATTAATGAATGTGCCAACCGGGTTGGGTTGTGCGTCTGGTGCTTGTGCGTAAACTGCCATGATTAAGGTCCGTAAAGGGTGTTCTCTAAAGTTTGGTTCCATCCGCCTGATGGGGGAGCCATTACCGTGCCTTGACCGACTGAGGGAGAGACAGATGGTGTTCCTCCGCCGCCTCCAAATATCTTACCAACTCCCGACTTTAGACCCTTGCCGAGCATTCCCCCGAGTGGGCCACCGAGGGCGAATCCAGCCACACCTGCAATTGCGTTCATGATTCCTGCTTTATGTTGGGCTTCAGCTTGAGCCTTTGCGTTAAGGAAGGCTTGTCTGCGGTCTAGGTTTTGGCCTTGGACCTGTAGAGTCGTCCCTGGGGTCAGGAGCATAGAGGCTGGAGACATTGGGTTGATCTTCGGTGTAGCCTGGAAGAGTTGTTGCATGCTGGACATCGCCATACGTCTACGGAACTCGACCATCTTTGTGTGTTCAATCCCCAGGTCACGAAGAGCGGAGAATTTGGAAAAGTCGCTATTGCCTGTACCACGGGTCACTCCCATTTCTGCAGCTTTCCGGGCAAGGTTTTCTTCCACCTCCTTTGGCAGACCTTTTGTGTTTAGGTCCTCATTGAGTTGCTGCATCAATCGGCCACGGACTTTCGAGATTCCAGGCATCGCCTGCTCTAGTAGATCTATGGCTTGCTGTTGTGCTGCCTCATTTACCCGACTGGTGTAGTTCTGGGCATCCTGGAAATATCGATTGTTGAGCGAGAAGGTCTCGCCCATGCTGTTGCCTACATCGACTTCTCCAGCGTATTGTACTTTTGGTTTACTAAATAATCCCATTGGTCAGTCTCTCCTTAGTATCCCAACTTTCGCATCAAGAATGCGGTGTAGGATGGTTGTCGATTTTCGTGAGCATCTCCGCTTCCGGTAGAGTCGGTTGTTTTTGTATGAGGATTTAGAGTAGTAGATGAGGATTTAATGACAGTTCCATCCGCAGATCCATTATTTCCATCAATTGCAAAATCATGAGTGTGGGCAGGCATCTCTGCTTCTGTTAATGTATGGTCACGAGACCCGAAGGTATTACCAGCAGTGAGATAATCAGAATCGGAATCTCCACTTACTGTACCAACCAGTACCGCCCCCTCTGCATCAGTCGCATACTCCCATCCTGGATTCAGGGTCTCCGCACGAGCTTTACCTGTAGCAAACCCTGCGTATGTGCCAGAATCGATGTACACATACTTCATGTCTCCTGGAGATCCATCCTGAGTAACCCACGCCGATCCTGTGTACACTAGCATGACGTTAATATCTGTATCCCAGTAGACTTCACCTGCAACGGCATCACTTGGTCGATTATTTGTCGTTCCAGAATCCGTTTGACTAAATATTCTCCATTCCGTCCCCGTGTAAGTATAAAGGCCCAGTGGTCTTCCTGAAATAGAGTGTGTCTTCACCCAGAGGTCATTCGCACTTGCTCCAGTCGGTGCCGTAGGCTGGACCAGGATACTTCTTACAGTATCACTATCTGGGTCATCGGAATTGGTATCGATCTCCGTGTAAGTGCGGATCTGAGTAAGCAACGCATCCAATGCAGTAGGTGCTGGATCGCTGGATGGTGTCCCTTTTTGTGTGAGTGCGTACTTGGGCATTTTACGGTAGAGTGATTGGAGTGAGTTGTTCGGCAAAGACGCTCTCTGCCAGTGGTTTCAAATAGGCTTGCAGGTAGTCGATCTTACAGCGTCCCGTCCATGTTACACGAAACTGGAAGCTGTAGCCGGAAATTTTATCTCCTGGAGGTGTCGGTAGGGTGTACCGGGATAGATAATCCTGGTTACCAGAGTAGGTGACTGCAAGGGTGTGCCAGGTCCGCCAATCTTGTTCTCCGCCGAGACGATATTCAAAAACCAGTGACAGATTCTCCTGGATTTGGGAAAGCCAAGCATCCAAACGCCCCAAAGTTTTCAATCCCATAGGATCTCCAGCATTCATTTCACGAGTGACCAGAATCTGCTCTAGTCCAGTCTCTCCATCAAACGTGCCTTCATCTTTCTGGAGTTCCCAGAGTTCATCTCCAGTCGGAGTGCTTACTACGGAGTAAGCAATGCCATCCACATCGAAGATTTGATAAAAATAGTGGTCATCGGGCAAGTCCCAGAACCCATCAAATGACATTCCTGACTTCTGACCCAGTCGGTTGATCGATTCAAAGTTGATGGATACGGCACCTTCGTACAACCACTGGTGATTCTGGACCCTTGGATTGACCAAGGTAATAAATCGATCTCCAGCATGTACTGAAGAATTATGTTGTAATCCCCACGCATAGAATCTCTCTGGGATTTCCTGGTGGAGCCCACCGTAACCGGGAGACTGCTGTTCACCCACTGCCATTCTCAGTGATCGCAGACCATTGGTTGACCGGAAATAGAGGTCGTTATTGACTGTCGCGAACGATTCCGGACCTGCTACTCCAATCCCTGGGAGTATCGGTCTCAGGAAACCGTCAACAGTAGACCAGAGGTCACGGTCTGTAATTTCGGTGCGTAGAGAATATGTGTTCCGACTTGTACCAATGACCATTGACCCCTGGCCAGAAGCTGTATCCATGATCGGAATCTCATGCAGTGCAGTCACTTCATCAGGGAATGCGAAAGAGCCACCTCCGAGAAGATAACCCGTTTCGGTAAATTTTAATGCGGTACTGGCATCGCCGTTCTGGAGGATATCCCCGACCTGGAGGGTCTTGCGTTGCCCAGAGGACACAAGGTGAAGGCGACCATTGGCAAATCGCATAGCGGTCCCTACAGGCACCGTGGTGAGGTTATCCCATGTACTGCCATCATACTGGATTGGTTGCTTCTGGCCATCCTGAATCACCAGTGTCCCAGCAACGTCTTCAAACCAGGTTTTCTCCCTCAATGGATTTGCATCCAAGGGGATGTCAATGGTGAGTGCTTCGGTAAAGTCTACCCAACTACTTCCATTGTAAATGAAGAGTCCGGGAATATCCCAGTCGTAGTAAATTGAGTTTTCGGGAAAAGATCGTGCGGTGGTCGTTGTGATGCTCGATTCGACATCTCCACCATTGATGGTGTAGGCTGAGAACTTGTCGCCTTTCAAATCTCCAGTGAGGGTCAATGTGCCATCACCCGCTGATGCGTCTGCAGTCACGATTCCGCTTAGGGTTGGATCCCCATTGATTGCGGTTGCTAAATTTGTTGCGGTTGTTGCATGACTAGTCACCCAATCCACGGCACCTGCTGTAATCTGGTTTCCATCAATATAGACATCAATCGTGTTTACACCTGGGGAATTAGTCCCGTCAGAAATGGTGATGGTATCCACTTGAGCAACCGCAGAAACAGGAGAACCTGGACGTCCAGCAGTGTCACCCTGAGGGATTGCTTCATTTGGTAGATAGAAATGGTAGTTCGGAGTCGTGGTCTCTACTGTCGCGGTAAGAGTGTTTGATACAGTCGTGATAAACCCTCGCCCAGCGACTTCCGATGTCAGAACAATCTCGCCTGTTCCTCCTCCAGTAGACACAGCATCTGCAATATCTTCAATTCCTGAAACCGCACCATTGATCGCAGTTTCGATATCAGTGCAAGTCGTATCCAAATTAGTGTTCCACGCCACTGTCACTGACTCATCAATAACAGTACCTTCTACAGTCGCCACAATATTGACTGTAATTGATCCCGATGACCCAGTTACCGTAATTGTATCCACTTGGGCGGTAGGAACCTCCCAGACGGTCACATTGGGCTTGTAGACCTCATTAAATACACAAGGTGGATCCACGGATGCTCCAGTTGCCTCGTCCAGCCTGTAGAGTCTACCATTTGCCCTCAGAATGATTTGGTCCTGGGATTTGAAGTGGGTGATCCCCTGGAAGTAGAGTTCATTCTCGGGATCGGTAGGAAGGTCTGCCTTCTTCACCCAACGTGGACGACTACGCACCCGGCCACCACGATTTGTGATGTTCTTGGAATCGGCATACTGGGTCGGGTCGATGAACTCTGCGTCATCGCCACTATTGTGACCTCCGACTGCCAGTGCGAATCGATCTGTAATCCAATCTCTCCGTGCTACCGCCATTACAAATGCTGAATGTCTCCAAATCCAGAGACAATATCAATTCGGGGTTGTTGGTTATGTGGATGATATCTCTCGTTCTCACTCTTAAGAGCCGCGACAGACCGAGCCAAGAGAGCATCAGCTTCGTCGATCATTCCTGCATTCTCTTTAGTGAGTGCCATGAGCATCAATCGAAGAGCTGGGACATTTGTAATGATCATCGGAGTGGTGTCATCCGTGATCGGGATAATCCGTCTCCGGGCCACCACATTGACCACCTCGTCAAAGTCACTGGCACCGACCTGATACGCCCTGAGTGATGCAGATGGCCAATAACCGGAGAATCTACCGCCGAAGTATTCAACCCCATCCTCGTCCTCATAAACGAGTTCAAATGGCTTTCCTGCTGCAGCACGTTCTACCCGCTGAATGTCGTAGTATTTTTTCGCAGTTGGGGTCGGTTCCGCATCACGGGAGGTCGGCGTGATGCTCACCGATTCGTGGTCTGCATAAATTGTGATCGCGGAGGACTCTTCGGAGTATGCCTTTATCGTCATTCCCTGAGGGTGACGATACACCGCCGTCTCTCCACGATCTTCACAGGTAAGAGTGGGGTAATTACCTGGAATCTGGTTCTGAGGTAGTAGAGTGAACCAGGAGTCCGTGATCTTCAGAGATCCAACGTCAGATCGACAGACACTGTAAATTGTTTCAAATTCATCTGGAAGAACGAGGATCCCGTCATGCACCTGGACTGACATTCGTCGCTCCAGAATGTGGGGCCAATTGCCTTCCATCAGGAGACGTTCCTGGGCGAGACCGACCAGGCTTTTCAGTCGGGTATCATCCACAGTGAATCCGGTCTCAGCAGCAACACTGGCGAGTTCGGTCTTAACATCTCCAAATCTGCGTAGCATGATTAGTTCCCGGTTGTACTGGTTGCTCCTACGCCTGCTGGTCGCTTCAGATCTTTGAAAGATACTGAGAGATTACCAAGAAAGCGATTAGTATGCTGAACATCAAGGGAATCGATAATATGTTGCCCATTTTCAAATCTTGCTCCTTTTGCGGTCACACTACCAGAACTGGCATTACCTGCACGATTGTAGGAAAATTCCCCAAACTCATGCCTAGGGATAGAATCAACTGCCTGGTCGATGGTATTCATCACGCAGCCTTGAAACAATAGTGGAAACAGAATTAGCTTTTTCATAATATTGATTGGATTGGATCTTTTATAGTGTAGCGAATTTCGGAGTGTTCATCATCGAACCAGAGATCTGACTCTTCTACTCCTCGAATCCTGGCATACCTCTTGAGTGCCTCTTTTTTGAGTTCCTCTTTCACTTTGGTTTTGTAGCCAAAAAGAGTTCCGGCACGGACTCCCAGGTAGACGATATAAGATCTGACCACCCATGCTGCCTCTGCGGTCACCGCATCTCGCAGGAAACCGTCAGTGGTGGCGTTTCCTGTGGATAATTTAACTCGGAGATCATCATGAAGCATGCCTGCTAAATAGAAATCCTCTGGTTTCATGTACGCACGAACCAATGCACCCAGAAATCCACCGATCAAACCAGCGGCATCTGGGGCGTAATAGCCAAAAAGAGATGTCAACCATGCGAGGATCGCCATGATCCCCGCACACGCCACATATCCAGGCATGCTTGGGCCATCGGTCATTTTCCCTGGAGGCACTAACCAAATCTGTACGTCTGCGGGAAGTTTGTTTCGGAAGGCTTCATATGCCCCTGGTTGACTCCATTTCTGGAGGTAGTCAGAGACCAGTTCCTTAGGCACAGGTGTCCCTGCATATTGAAACAATAAAGGCTCGGTGGTGACCGAGAATTTGGAGTTCAGGATGCCAATTCGGGCTGGGTCGTTAAGAAATTGTGCCATCGGTTGTTCCTTCCATTGGATTCTTAATCACTGTCCTCTCTGAGCCTTCACGTAGTCACGAATGTAGTGAACGTCTGTAGATAATGCTTCCATTGTGGTTGCTAACCTTTGGCTTATCTCGGCTTGCTTTTCATGCAACTGAAACAGTTTATCGCTATTGCCTCGCAAGTCTACAATCTGGTTCTTTTGCAACACAGTTTCTTGTTCTAGTTCGCCTATTCGTTCAAACATTTTCTCCCTTGATTTCTGCGATGAATCCGCTCGTTGCGTCAATCCAACTACTTTTGTTTTTAATTCGCCATAAGCCATGACTGCACCACCAATAACGGCACATGCACTAACTCCTGCGAACACTAAATTTGCATCGACTTCCATTACTGTAAATCTATCGGTTCCCTGTAAAGTTCATGTTCAGGATCTTGTGCGGCTGCCTTGATCTGGGTATGGGACATATCCTCCCCTGACTTAGATCCCCAAAGAAATGTTGGCTTACTGTCCTCCCACTTCACCACGTAAGGGGCTTGGCCGTCACCGAACCAAGAAATATTGCCTCGATTCTGATTACCCACTAAAGAAGCAAGCTCGTCGTCATCAATAGCGTCGAGTTGTGCTTGGGTAAGGGTGGTGTATTTGCGTCCGTTATCCATTATGCGTTAGGGACATCCAATGTCCAAAGAGGTTCACCAGTCGGAGTTAAGGTTGCATCGTAACCGTTTACACCTGCCGCAGTATTACCGCCACCTTCGTTCATAGGCCATTCTTCAATAAGGTCAGAGGAAGATGTGTAGTTACCAGAGTCCTCGTTAAAGCGAATAGGATTACCGCCGTTCCATAGTTCAACAAGCTCGGCGGCTGTTAGTACATTATTCCAAATACCAGCAGTGAATATCTTTCCATGCCCGACTATATTCCCGTAACCTTTTCCAATTTGCACGTCTTGAGCGGTATTAGACATAGCAACGTAACTACCTCCTATGCTGAGACGAGTGTCAGAAACATCAACACCATTACGATACATATAAAGACCTGAAACATTACCACTCCCGTCATAAGTCCCAGCATACATAACCCATAAGCCTTGGTCTGATGAAAACCCTCCGCCATTATGTGTAACATTTAACTGTACCGTACTACCCCCACCTGACCATAACTGAAAGTATGGTTGACCCGATGAATTAGTACCTATCGCCCACTCTCGATTAGACGCTCCAGATTTATTTATAGCTCGAAAACGATCATCATCATCCATCTTACAGATAATAACAACCGAGAACGCAGAATCACTTACGCCATCACCAAAGGAGAAAACATCATTATCGGAAACGACAACAATATCATCAACACCATCAAGATCAATGGAACGTGTATCAGGAGGTATATCCGTTGTCCAAGTAGGTAATGCACCACTAGGGGCAGTTGCGTGATGACCATTACCAGAGTAGTCAATCACGAATGGCCCGAACCCTGTTTCAAGCGGCAAGAACGCTTCAACATTGCCCTGGTAGTCATAGTCGCCATCCGCCGACATTATATCAATTGGTTCAATTGCAAGCTTTGTCATAGCATCCGCATCGACTTCCGCAGTCCAAATTGATACGTTAGACGCGTGACCATCTGCGTAGTTTGTGCCGTCATAACCTAGTCTCAACGTAGCTGATGTATTGGTCATGCCCGTGTACGTGCCTGAGCCTTGATCTTCCGTCGATTGTGAGACTCCATTTACATACAAAGTAATTCCGCCATGCGTCTCGGAGCCATCATAAGCGAAGGAAAGATACACCCATGAGCCTTCGTGAGAAGTGACTGTTGATGTCGTGCGTGTGTAAAGATAATTAGAAGCGTCAGTTGCTAGTACGAGTGCAAGCTTGTCAGAACTGTCTACATAAAATGTGTACTCAACTGTCTTATCAAAAATGACGAAGTTCGTCGCATCGTCCATTTTGACCCAACAACCTCCACTAAAGGCATCATCTGTGCCTCCTGTGTTGAATGTTAAGTCATCATGGTCATCGGCAACGCCATACTGTGAAGATCCATTAAGGTCTAAACTGTGTTCGCTTACCCAATCAGGAATTGTAAGTACAGGAACATCACTGGAAGGAACTGCACCAGACTGGAGAGTAGCTAAGACATTATTACCCGACCAGTCAGCACCTGAACCTTCGTGGAGGTAGTAAGATGGAGATAGAGTAGAGTCTATTGGGGTGTCTGCATTATATAGTGTAGTCGCATCGTCAGCATCTAATGCAGTATCGGCATAATAACGAAACTCATCAATAAAGCCTTCGTAATAAGCGTTTTCACGTTGCCCGATGGAAACATTATCACCACAAGAAGCCGAGGTGGTTGCTGGAGCTACCCCTGTGTCGCTTGCACGTAGAACCCCATTAATATAAACATAGCGATCTCCGTTATCAAAAACGGCAAGGACATGATTCCACTCATCCGCCGGAGCATAGGTGGACATGCTATTAACCTGAAGTGAAGCAGCAGCAGAACCAGACCGAACAACAAAGTAAAAAATATCCAGGTCATAGTTTGGGGATAAACCAATGTTATTATTGGCGATAGCTCCCCATGCACCAAACATATTACCAATAGAGTTATCTTCACTCCCCCTGAACCACATACTTATGGAAAACTGAGAAGCTGAGTTAAGGGAGGAAATAGAACCTAGATCAATATCGTCGTTTGCTCCATCGAAATAAAAACTATGCTGATTCCCCCACGCTAACGGAATAGGGCTATTGGAAGCCGTTGCTCCATTATTGGTAATCTCTACCGTTTGTGCAGTGCCAGTAGTGTAAGCTGTGTTACTGCGGAAATTATTGTAAATCTCGGAGTCGGTAGCAATGCCTGAGCGGATCTCAATGTTGGCAATGTCGCCTGTGAAATTCGCTACACCTGCATGATACCCAAACCAAGTTTCGCCATCGCTAAGATCAGCAGCAGCTTCCGCATTGGTAGCTGAGTTATTGCTAGTGCCGTTTACAAAAAGCTCAATAGTCGTACCTGTCCTGGTCACTACCACATGATGCCAAAAGTCATTTAACATCGGATTCGCAGCCGCAACCTCTACCTCTCCTGTCGTCCCTACTCTACCGAACGCCTCAAGCTTAGATGATCGAATGCGTAAAGCTAACGAGTCATCGAGATTGTCGTTACCGAGTATCCATACGTAATCAGTGCCTGAAGGTTGAGAAGGAATACGTACCCAACAGGACACCGTAATATCCCCCGTCCCGATGGTTGAAGGATCAAAAGTGGATGTGAGATGATTCGTGCCGTCCATTGCATAGAATTGAGGACGGGGCGTGTACGCCGGGAGAAACTGTATCTTGTTAGGTCGCTGGATCTTATTTGGTAAGACCCAGGGATCCTGTTTAGCTGATGGAAGTTGGATTGGCATTACACCTGTTTGAGATTCGTGCCTGCTGCCTCAACGTCATAGGTGCCGTCCGTGTAGGAGGTGATCTCTGCACGAAGGAACTCGTAGTGACCATGCTCGTCACGAATTGGGTCGGATGTCCCGGTAGCAGTTACTGCCTCCTCGTGGATCGCCTTCCACTCGCCGTTGACTTTCGCCTGGATTTCCACAGTGGCTCCAGTGGTTACTCCGGTTGCTACCACAAGGAATGTCCAACCCTTTTGGTTTTCTACGCTAACTGCACTGCCTGCGGCTGCGGTAGTTGCTCCCTCTAACAGGGCAAATTGTTTAATGTTTCTCATAATCTTATTTCTCCTTAAATACTGATCATCACTGCTCCACCTGTACGATACAGTTGACCTGGATTCCCTGGATCAGATGTCGGCAATGCATTCAAATAAACACTACCAAGACTCCCATCGGTCTTGAGTTCAAGCGGCGTCGCATAAGCTACAGATGAGTCATCATAGAATGTAAAAGCCAGGGAATCATTTGTGTATCCTACTTGAAGGAGTTTTCTGTCAGTAGCCCCAGCATCGTCGTTCCAAACAACTGTCGGAGAGTCTGCGATCAGGCGAAGCACCGCAGCATCTGATCCACCAACTCCTGTATGCTGGACCGTTAAAGTAGCTTCCCCAGTATCGTCCTGAATAATAACATCACCAGTGATCCCATGCTTGTATGTGCCTATACTAGAACCACCATACCCCCAGATATCGTTCGCTCGGTCATACACAATATGAGAGTCAAAATTACCGTATTCCAGAATCCAATAACTATCTGCAACCCCTGTTCCTTCCTTCCATCGGAATGCAACCTTATGAGATAGTTCCGTTAGAGTTGGAGTTCCGACATTGTCAGGAATCTGGATATTCTTGGTAGCAGTTGCTGCCCCAACGACCCGATCAAAGGTCAATGTATTCGCGACATCACTAAGTTTAAGAATTAGTAGGTGCCCATCTGGCCAGGATGTTGGAAGAAAATCCAAAGTGATCGCCCCGGTGGAAGTGTCCACTTCTACGATATCTGCCTTTGTTGACGCCTCTAGCTCCGCCTTCGTTAAATCAGACCTAATCGGTACTGCTGGGCTTAAGGTTGCTCTTTGGTAAGGTACGTTGTCCATAGGTCTTAAAAGAAAGGCCCGGAGGGAGAATGAACTCCCTCCAGGCTTGTTTGAGGTTCAAGGAAGATTAGAGTCCGCTAACATCGTGAGCGATAGAATATCCAAGGTCAGGATTGCGGGGTTTGGCACCCATGCGGATGTCTGCCAGGTAGTAACCACGGTTACCACGGTCATTGTCACCCTTATAGGTCTTCTGGTTCATGAAGTTGAACTCGCCAGTGTAGTCCTGCGGGTCAAACTTGATGCCATCGAATGCAGTGGGGCTGGAGGGCTCGTACACACACTCATAAACGTCAGCAGGAAGGATCGTGGCGATCTCCATTTCCGCCGTCTTATAAGCTGCATTGGGCTGGTGCTTAAATCCGAACGAGGTTGCTACGTTTTCTGTAGGGTAGATGTAAGTACCTGCATCCAGACCAGCCTCATTAGCACAACGCATTGGAAACACGTCCACAATCGGATAAAACCCTTTGATTGCGGCAGGATGTCCCAGTTGAGCAATGCGACTTTCAGGACGCAGCCACTTAAACGTCTCGGCATTTGCAGTTTCATCACGCCAGAGGTAATTTTTTACCTTTGGAGAAACAACGAGAGGAAGTATTGGGCGACCATTGGCAGTACCAATTGCGATCTCGTCAGTAACTCCACGAGCCACAAGATCCCAGTACAATTCCTCCAAGTGCCACCACTCTAATTGAGCTGGGGTGCCAGCAGTCAAGGTAGCATGACTAAAATCCTGGTCGTAGTTATCACTGACGGAAACACCGGATGTCGCTCCAGTAGGAACATACTTATTGGTGACCATTCCAATGTTCTGAACACGATACCAGTCAGAGAACACCACAGTGGTAAACTCACGAAGAGCCTTACCCCATGCACCAGCAGTCTCGGCGGCTTGCCAGGAACGCTTAATGTCGTCGAGAGCGATGTCAGCAGTCTCGAAAGAAACCTGACGAATCTCGAAGGTACGTTCCAGTTGACCACGACGAACTTCGTACTGGGTTGGGTTACCGACGTCAGCAAGTGTCGCAGTGCCTTCAGGAGAAGTTGGAGTGTTCGCAGGAGCACCAGCAAGCAATGCATTTGGATCATCGGTGTCACCACTGTCCTCTCCGTCGTAGTTCGTGCCATCGTGGTTGGTCCTCTTAATAGTCTCCATACGGAAATCCGTAAGGTCAGAACCAGCGGAACCATTCAATGGATACGTCTCTGGGAGTTCGTGAGTGTGGGTGACCACAGTTGGGTTCTCTCCATCAGCACCATTGTATTCGCGGTGGTTGACTAGAGAACGGACGGGATTGCCTCTAAAGAGGCGTTGAATTGTATCCTTTTGATACTGGTTCCGGCGGGTGCGGAAATAATTAGCTAAATTTGCCATTTTGGGTGAAAATTTGAGTTTCGATTTTCACCGGGCTTTCCCTTAGCAGTGAGCGACAGTTGAACCCGGTGGTTGGACTGTCCTCGTGCCATCGGGACCATTTGGCTCGCCTGTCGCTGGGGTGTCACCCAACAGCTCTCTGACTGTTCCGCTGGTCACTACCCAGCGATTGAGTTAAGCACAAAAATACCCCGCCCTGAGCGATTAGCTCAAGACAGGGTTATTCAAGTTACTGGAGTTACTATAGTTATGCACGAAAAGCCGCTTCTGCAGCTTGATCGTGATCCATGTCATCCATAGTCAATGATGCTCCAGTTGTATCTGATGGGCTGTATTTTGGACCTGCACCCTTGATCGCATCCAATTCGGCTTGCAGTGCTGCCACTTTCGCTCCGGCATTATCAGCGAGTCGAGGCAATACCCGCGTCATGACAAAACGATAGTGAGCTGCCTCGTTGGAGATTTGAGACAATTGTTGGTGGTCCATTTGACCAAATGCAATTTGTTCAGCGATTTTTGGAACCTCTGCCAAGTCTGCATTGTATGCATCCGCATGCTGCTTTGCTGCATCGTCGGCACCTTCTGGCACTGTCATCGGGACCAACGTCTCAGAGAATCCATTAGTCACTTCATCAAAAACAGCACGGGTTTGTGCTTGGAACCTTTCATTGGCGTCCTGGATAAACTTATCTGAGTCCGCAGCGACGGCATCACGGTCCTGAATCGTTCTCTCCAAAGACTGGGCTTGCAGAGTGAATTGATTCGCCCGATAGGGAGACAGGTCCTCAATAATCTCAGATACCTTATCCCCGAACTCCTTACCTGATAACGCAGCCAGGGATTCCACATTTAGGTCGATACCTTCAGCCTCGGCAATCGCCTTTAGAGAATCCTGGGCATCTTGAATTGGTTTCTCGTACTGATTGAAATATTCAGGATGAGATTTAAAATCCAGTTCCTTCAGCCTGGTAGAGAATCGATCATTTTCGCCCTCCAATTCCTTCACACGAGCTCTCAGGGAATCTGTTGTGGCGTCATCCGCCTTAGCCTCCATTTGGGCCTCCAATTCTTTCACACGGGCAACGGCGTCATTCTTGCGTTGCTTCATGATATCCCAGTTCGCTTTCTGAGGGGAATCGTCGGGCGGGGGAGTCAAGTCACTGTCATCGTCAGGGGTCTCCTTTTTGGAAGATTCCTTAGATTCCGTAGACTTCTCCTCCGCCTTTGGCTTGATCAGCTCACTTAGTAGCTCATCCGCTTGCGTGGGCTTTTTTTCTTCTGAGCCTTTCGACTCTTCGGTTTGCACTTTCGCTTCATGTTCTTTCACCTCCTCTCCAAAAATCTCTCTGGCATCATCCAAATGAGCCATTGCGTCATCGTTTTCGAGGTCGCGAATGACCTCCTGTTCAGTTTTTTCTTCGTCTCCCATGTCTCAACTTTCGTTAATGTTAAAATTCCGGTGATTGAAAGCTCTCCTCAATGGGATTTACATCCTTCTCAACGTGCGTAAGTGTCAGCAGATTATTCCGATACAATTCCCAACCTTGCAGTTGGTACAATCGGACATCTGCTGGGGTTTCCTGAGGGAAAACTCCAGGTCTTTTTGCCTCAAGAAAACTCATCGCCTTCTTTGTCGCAGGAAGATCCAGCCACTTACGAAGTTCTTCTCTTTCCGTATCGGTCATTTCTTTCCGACTGGGTAAAATGTTAGGGAGCAAAGGAATCGAGTCCTTGCGGTGAAAAATCCGTTGGAATAGTTTCATCGGTTTGCGTGGGTTGCATGTCGGCACCATCGAGTGTCGTTGGTCCTCCAAATTGTTGTTGATTAGCAAATGCCAGTGCCGTCTCCTCCATTTTTCGGATCATACCTTCAGCCACTGACGCAAGTTGTTTAAACTCCGCCTGCAATTGCTGGTAGTCCTGTTCCTGAAATGGATCCAGTTTGAGGTACTCGAGGTGTGTGGCGATGTGGGGCAGGGTAGTCTCCAGAGCTATCATTTGCTCCTGGGAGAGTGATGGTTGCGTAGGCATGCCTGCATTTGCTGGCATACCAATTTGCCCCTCTTCAATCGTTTGAGCGGTTCCCACAATTCCTTTTAGTGGCTCCATGTGGGTCATGATATGCATGACGTGGTCATCACGCTCGGTCACTTCAATAGGTACGCCGTCACCCAGGCTGGTATTTTCAATCTGGGCAAGGCGGACTGCACCCTTGTCCTCAAGCTGATCCTCTGGAAGGATAAACCGCTTCACTGAGGAAGCTCCAGTGGTACTTTCAATATACGCCTCCGTGGCAGCACGTCGATTGACATATCGGTTACCCTGGAGTTGAAGAAGTTGGAAGGAGATCTCGGCCTGCAGTGCTGCAGAGGTCTTTCCAGGGTCCGCTCCAGTACCAACAGTAACTTCAATTGTATGGAAAGCTTCCACTGGCATTTTGCCATCCTCGGTACACCGTTTTTTAAATAGCACCGCATCCGGATCAGTATTCCCTTTCCGGCGTAGTCTCTCGAACTGTTTCGCCATGATATTCTGGGCAAATTGTTTCAAGTAAAGGGTCGCGTTGGAGACTTCAACCTGAGATTGAAGATTAGCCAGGATCCGTGCTTGGGTAGCAGTATTTGATTGCTCAATCTGTTGGGATTGGTCCCTGTACCGGGCATTATTCCAATTGACTGTATCCTGGATCATTCCAAGAGCATCTCCAATTGATGACGAGCCCGGATAGTTTGGCAATTGCTCCAAATCTCTCGGCACGATATTGTACGCACCCATGTTCACAATCGGCAGGATAGTCCGAGTCCCTTCGGAGGTATCCCGAAAATTGAGACCTTCGATGGTGCAACGGTCCAGTACTTTACACTTCAATCGATTCGATGCGATGCTGGTTTGGTAGTTTTTGTATCCAAATCCTCTGACGGAATGGTAAAGTCCATTCCCGACTTCAAAGAAGACAAAACTAATATCGTCATCGATTGAATCACTTCGGAATGCGGTATCATGATCATCAAAAACGAAACCTGCAGTAGGGTTGTCCTCGCAGAACATCATCTTGCTGACTTTTCCGTCCCACTCTTTTACATAGAGGTAGACCATATTGATAGCACCATGCTCCTCAGAGACCTCAGTGCTCCGATTTCGGATACTATCCTCCATCTTTATTAGGTCATCCTCACTGGATGCCTTCTGTCCGTTTCTCAGAGTGTGATACAAAACATCCCGGATCTCTTTTACCTTCCAGCCACGGGTTGTGTTATGCCCCTTTGCTTTATCGGTCCGAATCTTCTCCCAGAGTTCAGACACTTGCATTTCCTGGCGGATGCAGACGATTTCCTGCTTACTGGATGCAGATTTTGCTCGTTCAGGGACGAGGACACCATTTGTTCTTATAGGTTCCCATCGGGCTGAGTCTTTATCTGGGAAAATGACAGGACCAACTCCATACATTAAATGGTTTCGTGAAAATTGGAGATAGTTCAGAACATACTCATCACCCCAGTCTTCAATGAATCGGTTAAAATTATGCACCAAGGTTTGAGACCATCGATCCTTATGTTGATGGTCTCCGTGGATTTCCACATTCAGAAGGTTGGATGTATCGTGCAGCAACCTCCAGTAGGAGACCTGGGCCTGCTCTAACGCACTGGCAGCATCTCCAAAATTGAAGTTTGCTCGCCAGGATTGCCCCTGCTCCGCCAGCTTTTGAGGATCATAGGGGCGTCCACCATTGATCTGGTTTTCGATGGAGGCAAATCCACGTTCCCGCTCATCACCCTTTTTCTTTAGTTTCTGGTAGAGAGTATTTGCAGAAACTACTGTTCCTACTCTCCGTTCGTTCGTAATTTCACTCAGGTCGTTCATGATACAGTTCTCGGTTTGTCCTGCCACCAGGACTCAGGAATCTCTGAACAAATTTGATGCTCAATCTCATCCGGGTAATTGCTGGTGTCATTCCCCAGGTAAGTCCGGTGGGTGATGACTCGTTCCTTGAGTGCCTCGAAAGTCGGTGCGGTGATAGGTAGCTGACTGTCTGGGTCCTTGAATTTCCATCCACCCGGGGGAATCAAGTGCGTAGTCCGCAACCATCTGATTTTATGCAAATCCATGTGCAAAACTCTCCTCTGCTACATCGCTGTAGGCCCTAGCTCGGTCCCACTGTGATTCATCCTCGTTTTCAGGGAGTTTTTCCTCACCGGTGACTGCTCCTTTACGCTTCAGGAGCTCAGTAAATAGTACAAATGCGTCCGCATGGTCAGGCGAGTAGCCTAACCGTTTTTTCATATCCTTCTTGGTCTCGATAGATTCCTTTTTGGACTTAATCTCGAACCTCCGGGCGGATAATTGCTCCCGCAACTTCTTGAAATCCATTGTGACTCCACCAATCAAACCAGATTCCATGAATATTCGGCAAGAAAACCAAAGCTCCGTAACAAATCGATCAAACTGGTCCCCACAGGTCATGTCATCAAATGCCCGAAGGCGTCGATCACTCGGTTTTCCCCAAAAATCGCACTTTTCGACTTTCCCCCACTCCTTGCGAAGGATCGCATAAACGCCCCGGCCAGCACCAGTAGTGTCCATGATGAAGTTTTCCGGCTTTACACCCCTGGCGTCACATTGGTTCATAACTTCATGAGCAATGACGTAGTCCAATGGTTCACCTCCGGGCCGAACTTTCGCCTTTACTGCCTGCTCTTCCTTAAAATTGAACGCAAACCTGGATCCATTCGCCTCCCCGTACTCTCCAAATTGGAGCATACATTCATCATCACCCTCGAAAGCAGGGTCCAATGCAGCACATGGCGTAGGTGGGTAGTTGTAGAAAATCGGCTCCACTGCTTGAGCCAGGATGTTCCGAGAAAAGATCGTCCCCATTGATCCGGCTGGAGGAAACCAACCACGCACGAAAATCCACCACCGGGGTGATTCAAAACCGTAGGATGTTTTGATTCTATCCACGTAATTTTGATCAATCAGGAATGGAAAGTATGGTTTCTTTCCCTCTGGTGGAGGATTCCGAAAGTTTGCCGATTTTAACCCGTCCAATCGAACACACACACCACCTCTAGCAGTCTCCCAGTAGAGATCCTGCTCTGCATCAATGGAGTTCCAACCGCGTGTCGGTTCACACCAGGTCCCAAACTCTCCATTTTCATTCTCGGGGTTCGCCAACATTGCCCAACGAAAGTCGTTATCTGTCATCAAGTTGGATGCTGCATCAAAGATCGCCTGGTGCGTACCTTCCGCCTCATCAATAATCACATATCGATGGTCCCTGGAGTGATTGCCCTGGATCCGGGTTACCGCCTCTTCGCCACGGTCTACTGCAATTCCCTCAATGACATATTTGTCCTCTTTTGGATTATCCATTGGACGCATCGTCATGTCATACGTCTTTACATGCATGAGCTCCCCCAAGACTGAGGTTTTATGAGCGGATACGATATCTGACCATAACCTCTTTTTGAGACCTGGTAGGTGAGTGGAGGTCAGCGTAATAATCGTGTTGGCAGCATCAGAAAGGTAGTGCGTGTAAGCGATATGGGCCAGCGTATGGGTATTGTGAGTGACGGTGAAGTCTCCAAGTAGGAACCTCCGATTTCCATCGATCTCAAACCCATAGTAAGTACCTTCGCCTAATGATTCCGCTCGGATCTCCTGGAGTAATGGATCTCTTGATATTTTCCCCTCCGCTTTTTTAGCAAGAGTAGGTATATTTTGCACCTCACCGGAAATATGAACATTCCAGTAAGTCCCTTCAAAGCCCAGTGATTTAATTTTCCCAGTAGTCTCAGTGAGGTTTGCCCCAAAACCTAAAGATCTTGCCAAAAATAGAATTTGATCAGCAAGTCCCTTCCATTTTGTGGTGATGGCATAAGCATTCTTGTCTACATACCCATCAGTGTCTATCAATCCAGCTAGTAATCTTAAGCGTCTTTCTCTGGATGCCAGGAGGTATTCTTGCGGGATTATCTTTTGACCAGTCGTCGCAAGTCCTCGAATAAATTGACGATAGTCACCGTGCCTTTCTTTGTTAACTGCTCTCCATCTTTTGCAACGGTCTTTTACTTGGTATTCTGAAACTGATAGTCCACGAGATGACCAATAGTTAATCCACTCATCAACTACCTTGCCTTTTGGTTTTGTGATTTCTAGCTCTCCCTTTGTGCCGTCACCAATCCATACCCCAAGGATATATGGATCGATCAAAAGCGGCTCTTTCTGCTTAGGAAAATCCACTCCGACCCGATATTGCTTCCAGACTCGTCGCTTAGTCTCGCCGTAAGTCAAAAACTCTTCCAGAGGCACATCACGAACATCTCCCTTTTCAAAGTCTGTGTTCTTTTTTGGGACGTAGGATGCTTTGAGAGAGAGAATGTGACTGCGATTGCAAACCCAGGGATCGCCTTTGCTGGGAATGATCTTAAACATTTCCTCTCGACCAGTGCAGACCCCTTGGACTTTACGAGGAGTAGAATCATCACCCATTAGCAAATCTCCTCGTTTTATGTCTTGCACTTTTTTCTTTTCGCCATTAAACATTAATACTTCTGTATTAACTTTTAAGCATTTTCCAGCACTGGCGTGTCCGATCACTGTCATCGTCCGGTAATTAGACCACGCCCATGTCATCAATTCCAAATCCTCTCTCCACCTCGGTACACCTGGAGCAATTTCCCCTTGGTAAAGGTGAGGCCAGAGAAGCATCATACAGTGTTTCAAGTGTAGATGCGTATCTTCAGCATTCGCCAGACACCATAGTTCTATCCGAAGGTCATCCCATTCATCAGGAAATGCATACCCGTGCCGCTCCATCAATTTACGTCTGGATTGAGCATCTGCATGCCCCGCTTCAGAAGTTTGAAATATTTTGCCTTAGTGATCTGACCACCTTTCGCCTCCAGTTTGTCCGTGTACTCCTGGATGGGCTTAATTCGGTCCAGAATTGGACCACGGATTAGCATATCCTTGATGATCTCCATGTAGTGGTAGTAGGCTTTGGACATCCAGTCCTTGTAGGAGGTTTCCATGTAGGCTGCGATCTCTCCAGATAGGGTTGCTGCCTCCGCAGAAGGAGAGTAGAGTTCAATTACCCGGGTCATCGGCTCTTCCACTCCATTTGGGGCCAGGACTTCCTTCGCCCCGAACATGATTTGGAAAATTGCGTCTGGATATCGATTGATGGTCAGCGGATCATCGCAGACCTTCACAAACCAATCGCCTTGCTGCATAAGGACAGGCGGTCCACTAGTCTTGAGCCAATATTTACCCACGCTGGCTGGAGTCTTTTCAGTAAAGAAACCCAACTGCTTGCTGGTAAACATGTCCTTCACCCAGTCCGCAATATCCGGGTTCTGGTCTACACCATCTACCATCCGAAATGCATCGAAGGGGCCTAATCCTGGAGTACTCACCACATACTCCCCGAAATTACGTCTTCTGATTTGATTTAACTCTTCACCTGTCAGTTCACTCATGTGTTTATACGAAAAAATTGGGAGCAGGGACTGGAATCGAACCAGTGTGGATGAGGTTATGAGTCTCATCTGGGAACCAACGCCCTCCCTACCATATCCTGTCTGGGACATACCCAATGAGCAATTATTGAGGATTAAACCGCACCCAGACAGGAAATCTATGAAAACCTTATACTAGCACCTATGACTGGTTCTGATCGAAAAAAAGTTTTCAGTTTGTGTTGACAGATTGAAAATAATACCAAAGATGGATGCTGTTGAATGATTCAACGCCTGCCCTGGCAGTTCCAGGAAGTCTACAAATACTGACAGAAAATGCACCTCACCTACATTCGCACCTTCTCCCTAATTGCTGATGCCCTTAAATGGGTTAGCCCAGCTCAACGCAATCTCCATAAATCGTGGAGCGTAAACCACTCCGGATCCTATAATGCAGAAATTGCGAGCATTGAATCCGCACCTGGGTTTTCAGGATGGCACGTTGTCAATGGCACCCTTGGGTATGCCTCTGACAAAAATGGTACAAAGTACCTTAACAAGTTTGAAATATTCCCTTTAGTCTCAGACGAGAAATACAACCTGCTCTCCTTTGATCCTACTGCAGCAGGTCGCCAGGAAGCTGTAGTATCCACCCACGTACAGGGACACCCTGTCGAGTATGACCTCGAAAACGCCAAACGTCTGGGCAAGAAGTTCGGGGACTACGTAGTCTCCGCTGGTGACTTCCCTATTAGTCTCGACCAGGGAAAAATCGATACCAACCAAGAGCGGACTCAGTTGATCAAGGCAGTCATTAGGAACTGCCTGTCATTCGGAGCACCTGTTCGCTCGAATGTTCACCAGGAGCTCAGTGACACCACCTTCCAGGCTCCCGAAGATGAGGAACTCTTCACCCTAATCGAGAAGGTTGAATCCAGTCTCTAATCACCTGGGTGGGATGGGAACCACTTAAAAGAACGAAAAATTTGGCGACTACAGAGTCCATGAATACATAGATGGAGTCTGGAACAATGCTGCTGACAATCACTGGGATAAAGCCACAGCAGAGAAGGCGAAGTCTGCATGTGTCAAAGGTGAGCCGATTGAGAGCCTGGCTGATCTATATCCTCAACTAGAACCAGGTGACTTACCTGCCAACCATTAATCATCATGACCATATTGCCTGAAAAATTCTCGATAACTCACAAGCGTGAGACCGACAAGGAGCTGGCCCATTCAGTGGTCCACTTCAATGGAGATTACGTCGGCTACTTTCTCTGTGACAACAGCAAGTACATCACTGCTGACCGGACATGGGCATTTGACCCAAGCCAGAGCTCTGGACTTCCGGTCATCACCGCACGAACCAGATCAAGCCTGGTGACCAAAATCAGGCAAGCCTTAGGAATTTAATCCAAACCACGCAGATACCATGACTAACACCAAAACCATCACCGGCTTCTACGGGAGCCATAACACTCCCTGCACTGTGTTCACCCTGGAGACCGAATATGGCACCTGGTACGCAGTGGAGGATTCTACCAATGTCAACTTCGTCCCAGTGACCATTGAGGATGGAGTGGATGTCGAACTCCTCCCAGACACCGACTACTTCAATTGGCCCCATGAGGTAGATAGCGAAGAGGAACTGGAAAGGGCGGTGGAAGCATGAGTAACATCATCCAATTCCCCTCCCGCCTGGCCGTCTCTCCACAAGTGCGTCAAGCTGCACTGGTTGACCAGGAAACAATTACCAGGTTCAAGGTCGGACATAAGTACACCTGCACCTCTGCCTGCGACTCTGACTGTGTCTTCAAATTCAAGGTACTCAAGCGGAGTGCCAAATTTGTAACTCTCCAGTACCATAACGAAACCCACCGGAGAAGAATCCAGTTGGATGATGACTGGGGCGAGTACTGCCTCCCGTTTGGATCCTTCTCAATGGCCCCAATCCTCAGAAGCTAACCACCATGAACAAAGAGACCCAAATCATCGGCCCCAAGTGGATCCTGGTCAAAACCGACCAAGGTGTCCACCTGGAGGATCGCAATGGCAAAACCTATGGACCTGACGACGAGATCCAGTTCCATCCATCCTGGAATAAACTCCCCGCCAGGAGAGCACTTAGGAGGTCCGTCCACGAGGGGAAGCTACTGGATGAGTTCTGTGGGGCCAAAGATCCTCCAAAGGATGCTCACATCCACCTGAGGGTGCCAATGGAGAAGAAAAACCAATTCGTGAAGTCTGCCCAGTCCGAGGGCAAGAAACTGACAGAGTGGATCTTAAAAAAATTAGAATAAGATGTGACCCTGCCCCTGATGTACATTTTGGATTCTTAGGATCCTCTCGTGAGTGTCTTGGCGTTCTCCAGTACCTCGTCTAGTGTTGGTGCGACCTCTTCCGTTACTTGCACATTGGTTTCTTTATCAAACCAAGTGATGAGGAGTTGCCATTCTTTGCGTTCTAGCGAATAGTTTAGTTCAATATCGGTTGTGCCGTGGATCTCTGCAATTTCTGCAATCTGCTCATCGATGGAGGGGTCTGGTTGCTTCCCTGCGGTGAGTATCCTGATTCTACCCTCAAGTTGCTGGATGGTGTTCTCAAGTTTTTTAATCTTCTTGTGGTAGTTTGCGTTGTGTGGGTTCATGTGCTCTGTTTCTCCTTTACTTCAGCGTCAATAACCCGATATGCAGCGGCTTTAATACTCCATATAACATGCAGGTGATCTTGTTTACTCTCTTCATTAAATGGATCTAGTTTTTTCTCCATCTCTTTGCATAGTTGGACTTGCTGTTTAAATGCGTTCCAGTCTCTTGTTGGTATGTCTAGTGTAACTTTCATGGTTGGTTTCTATGTGTTCAGTTGGTTTAATTTCTCCTTCATCGCCTGTACGTACATCCACAAATCAATAACTTCTTCCTCAATGTCAGAAAATGTAACTCGTTTTATTAATGGGTTTTCCCCATCTGTGTTATATTCCTTCATCCCGTCATTGAACTTCTCGTATGCCTTCTTCTGGAAGCGTTCCAGAGCGTTATCCCGCAGTAGTTCGTCTGGGTTTGGCTCCTTGTTGTGCTTGTGTGGGTCTTCCTGCTCAAACTGGATGCCAAGTTCTTCTAGGGTGAGAGTAGGGCAATCAGTGTAAGTATAGCTAGGACAGCCCCGCACAATATCTCCATCTTTATGTGTTCTTATCTTAGTAAATGGTGGCGTTTTTGAAATATATTCTTCTCCGTCTTGAATCCAGCTATAGCCTTGCTCAAAAAGCCATTTCTGCACCTGCCTGAACTGCTCCTCCGTGCAGTCCGTGAGATCCATCTGGAAGTCGATGAATCGCTTTGGTGCGTCTGGTTTTCTGCGACATCGCAGTTGTTTGTAAAAAAACATATTGGCAACCGCCCCTACCCAGCCTTGTTTTGGACAACATAACTCCCACCATTGCCAAGGGGTGTCACTGTGCTTTGCGTCCTCCGCGTAGAGTAGTTTATTGTACTTATGTGGGTCTGCTTCAGTGTAGTTAACTTCAGGCTTCTCCTGGTAATCCCTAAATGTAGTCAACTCGGCACACTCTAGTAAACTAGGTAGTCCAGTATCATGCCTAACCTCCTCTACCTTAGCCCTTTGCTTCCGCCACTCGGTTAGGTAGGTGGCGAGAGAGTTGCACTTAGATTGCCAGGGTTTATCAGGAACAAGCCCTTGTTGTATTGGTTCCCCATGTTTATTTATGAGTATCCACTTTCTTCCTACCTTGCCTTCAAATACCAGTCTATCATCATCCTTGTAGATGCCGTTTACGACCTCATCTGGTAGGTCACTGAACTCCTCTCGTGTAAGGGGGTTCATTTCCTCTAGTGGGTTTTTCCATAGTGTTTTCATAGTTCTTTCTGTGTGTTTACTCCTCGTCATACGCATAAACCAGCAACGGGGTCGCCTCACCTATGCTGAAACAACCAATGCTTCTACCTCCTTTAATCCTTCCTCTGCTCTCGCAAACACCCCGCGAGCCTTCACATCACAATCGATCCGGTCACGGAAACTGCGAATTGCCATGCTGATCGTCGTATGGTCACGATTAATAAACGCACCAATCCCCTCCTGCGTATAACCACGCATCGTCGCTAAATAACAAAACGCATGACGAGCCTCCACTACTATCTCCGGGCGACTCCTGCCCTGGATTACATCACCCGGCACACCATACCTGTCACTGATGGTCTCCAGAATTGAACTTAGCGATGGGGTGGTCACCGGGTAACCCCTTCCTCTAAAGCCAATTCGATCAAAGTTACCGCCAATAGTTCCGCCTTCACATGCGACCCCCTTGTTGGAATTAATACCGAAACCCCACTCGGCAAATGCTTCACGACAATTTCCATCTCACCCCATCGGTTGTCAGGCATAACCGTCTTCCGAACCTCTAAGTCTTTTACCTCTATTTTCATCACCAATAATAAATCCACGGTTTCTTGTCTAAAGGGAAGATCGCCTCCTCCGGTCGGGTCATCGCTATATGCAAAGCCGCCCTCGTTGCCGCTCTCCTGGGGCGATGTTTAAACGCCTTCCGCCACTCCTTCGGTTCTCGTCTCACCCAACCACGATTATGGTTCAAACGTGCCTTCTGCCCACGCCAATACCTCTTGCAATGGTGGTGTGTCCTGCTCATTCCTTACACCAGGGCTCCAGATCCCCGTTCTCCAAAATCCGATAATGCCAGGACACCCCATTCTCATCACCTCGGTGATAACAAATAATGTCCCCGTCAGATCGCTGGGCCTCAATATAGTACCCCGCCTTCAAATAACCACGAATCGCAACCTTCTGGGCATCTGTAGCCTCCGCCCACTGCATCACCATCAATTGCTCCCACCAAAACTCCCGCTGGGCAACCACCAACGCTTCCTCGAAATCCACCATCGAAGCAATAAGCTCCTCCGATACCTCATACTCCAGCATCCGATCACGCTCCGCATCCGCCAATTGTATCTTCTCTGCAAAACTTAAACCCATCACTCAAAATTCCCCCTTCACTTCCTCCCAATTATCCACAAAATCACGGTGCTCCACCAACCACCTCGAATCCGGGTCTCCACTGCGAAACGCCACCATATCCCCATCTTTCGGTGACCCCGCCTCTATCGCCTCAGAACTAATCCTCACACTATCCATCCGCTGGGACGCCCTCCAGGGATACATCACAATCTCTTCTTTCCGACGATACCTGCGAATCCTCACTTGTCTTCCAATCTGGTTCACGCCACATCCTCCGGTAATACGTAAAATGGATTACGATTCATGTCCGTCACCACCAGCAACGCACGAAAAGTACTCTCAATACAAAAATCATAACCAATTTCAGAACCCTGCCAGTCCGATATGCCATTTCGAAGAGTCCGCTCCCCAATCACTATCCCTACTTGATCAGGGATCTCCCGCCACTTCCATTCCTTTAAACGTGTTCTACGGTAATATCCACGGTCTTCATACCGCAAGCCACGCCGCAAACAACCAGATATCACCACCTTCTCCCCCAAATCAAACCTCCGGGGAGACTCTTCTGGAATCTTCTCATTCATCAATACCTTCTCCATCACACTTTTCGCCTCTCTAATTGATGTGGAGCCACCCAAAAACATTGGAAATACTTCGAGCCTTCCTCGACCACAGGCACCAAACCATTGCGATATTCAATATCCCCGGATAACTTCCCATCATCAAACGCCGCTCGGAATAACTCTCGATCCCAACCAATTACCACCACTGATCCTCCAATTGGCAAAACCCCATTGTAAATACACCGATCTGCTACCTTAAAACCACCAGTATGCTCCTCGATGAATCCCCGCTCAATAGGGGGAGGAATGTCAGTAATTCCACCTCCATACATCTGACCCCCGTCATCTTTACTAAACACACTCATCTCACAGTCCTTTCAGTAACTCCATCGCATGGACGAGATTCACTTCCACTTGAGTCTTCTCCTCTTGCAGGGTATTCACCTGTTTTGTCAGGGACGGTATGATCTTTTCCTGGTGCTCCAAATCACTCTCTAATTCACTAATCTTCTCCTGAAGAATATACTCACCCTCATGGGCTTTCGATAACTCCTTATTCCGGGCAGCAATGTCCTCGTTCGCCTCCTCTAATGCACAGGAAAATTCTGCAATACGACCCCTTAGAATCTCCTGCTTCCTCTCCCCAACCTCCAGCTTATGCCTGAAACCCGCATTCGCTTTATTCAACACTGTCGCTTCTTCCGCAATCTCTATTGCCTTCTTCTCCGCGTGGTCACGATCTCTCTCCAAGGTCTTGATTCGCTGATCCTGTGTGCCTAACTCCCAAGCCCGATCCTCCGCATCCTTCTTCACTTTCGTGAGTACATCATTTAAGCGATTTACCTTTTCCTGTAGTTCCTTCTCCCGCTTCTCCGCAGCCTTCCAGTCAAATCGTGCCTGGTCCCGATCACCCCGAGCTTTCTCCAAATGCACGCATAACTCCTTTCGCTTCTTGGCGGCTTTTCTTAACTCGCAGTCACATCGAGCGTTCACCTGATCCAACTCACCATGAAGATAGGATAATTTTTCGTTTAACTCAGTAACCTTAGCCGATGCCTCCTCCCTAGTCTTCTTAAACTTATCATTCAACCCAGCAACCTTATGATCTCGGTCCCTCTCCGCCTCCCAAGTACGCTTTCGCCACGAGTTTACATCCTCACCCATCGCATCCTCCTGGATCTGCGTCACAAACGCCTCCAACTCATCTGTTTCCAAATCGGAAATAGTTCCCCTCATCTCCGATATCCATTCACTTGCACTCTTCATTGTTCCTTAAACCTTTCTTCCAGAAAATGCCTGCCCCCAGTCCCCACCAGGAGCAGGCCAAACCATAATGTCAGTTTCTCTTTTCCGATTTCAACCCAAGGCTATTACACCACAGGATAAAAAATTGCCTCCTTGAATTGCTTCCTTCTACCCCAATTCACTACGCGTCTGGTGACTCCACCTTCGTTGAGGACTTCTTCCCTGCCTTCTTAATAGGTGCCTTCGCTGGTACCTCTGGAGACTTCGGTGCATCGGTCTTTACTGGGGTCGGGGTCGCTTCACCCACTTCCGACACAAATGCCACACTCTCGTTCACAAGCAAATTGTGGTTCCGGGAATCCCTACGCTCGCTCATCACATGCACCAACGCTCCCCCAGGTACCGACGCACTACGCGTCTCAATACGGATACGATCCTTCTTGCTCTCGTCCACGGACACTGTCCGCCATTCTAGTTTTGTTATGTTCATTTTTAATATATGTTATAGGTTACTCGAAAATTAGCAGGTGTCCATTGTGAGGGGGATGCGGTGAATGTGGTGGGGGTCGATCCGGCGGGTGGGGGGCCTACCCCGGGGGGGCGGTGGGGGTGTATCGGCCCTCATCCCGCATGAATACAGGGATTGAAGCACATTTGTACACGCTTCCTGTAGCAAGCGTTCACACATCAGTCGCATCCTGGGGCTCAGGTTGGGCCTTCTTGATCTCCACTCCTTCACTGAAGTAGACGTTGAAGGTATTGCCACCAGACTTCGCTCCAGGTCCGTCCAGGCCTAAATTCTTACGTGCGATATTCGATGCTCGGTCGGCGATCTTAAGAGCCGAATCCATGGCATCCAGGTCACCAGTCAGCTCCCCTTTGGAGTTCCTCTTTTTTGCCTCTTGTTCGAAGTAGTCGAACCCTGTTGTGGCAGCCGCAGCCGCCCTCCGACTGGTATCCTGGATGTGTTGTTCAGCGAGGGCGTTGCCCTTTTGATCGACGCCTTTGGTCACTAAATCAGTACCCGCTATAACGCATTCTTTGGCCCCTTCCGCGTCCTTTCTTACCTGATTCCATCGTAGGAGCTTAATCTTATTCCTAACGCCTCCTTGACCCCTCCCGAGGGCTTCAGCACACGCAACAACAGTTTCACCATCCTCAAGATACATCTTCTTCAGGATTTCAAGATCCTTCTTAGAGTAAGGCCTACCCGCCATAGTTCTGTACCTCCAATTGAATAGTGTTGGCGAACTTCCGGATACCATCGATGTTCCCGGCAACCTTCTTGGCTTTGGACTGAGGAAGTGATCGACTGAGTCTGACCTGAGCGGACCGGAGACGATCCTGTGCGGTAGCGAGGTCGTTGATAGCTGCTTTGATATCTGGGTTATCTTTCACTGGGAAAGAGCATACCACCAGGATGTTCATGATGGTCGGAACTTTATTGGAGTTATTGAAGTTTTCCAAGCCGACCTTTAATGATGTGACGCGTGTGTGATGTGCGGGATTTATTAAGTTACGCGTGAGGTCTTCTGACTACGCCACAATCCTAAAGGGATTCCTCTGGGGTTCCCTTTGGTTGCCTCTTCTTCTGTTGTGGTTTCCTCTGCCCCTGTCCTCCTGGTTCTGCTGCTGTAGTTCTGGAGCTACTGG